TCATATCCTGCCTTTCCATTGTAAAATCCGTTATATCGCCAAATGAGAAGTAATCTACAACAATTCGATTGAATGGTTCTTTCGTCTTAGTGAACTCAATCTCCATCAAATCAAAATCATCAAAATCGTGGCGGACAATCAGTTTCTTGGTAATGTCTGCCGTTATCTCGTACTCGTCAACCTTTGCACCATCATTGAAAGTTCTGAATATGATGCCGTCCGGCAGTGAAGATCCGAACATCAGTTGCAAACCATAGTACATACAGGCGGTTTCCTGCGTGATATAAATAATCGGATTTTGTTCAAACAGACAATCTTTCCCAGACTGCTGCAATGAAATATATCCTGTGTATTTATCTGCCTTGCTTTGGTTCTCCGGCAGATAATACATATCCGCAGTTACGGTTGTGTAGTTATGAGAGAATGAAGCGTATTCCTGTTTTGCCACTTCACTCTTAATATTCCGCACATGGGAATACTCTGTCTCTCCGTTGCACGTTATGTCGTACTCAGGAGCGAATGATGATTTTATCTGTGGTCTGCCGTACCGGTTCTGCGATAGTACGCATCTGCAGGCATTGGCAATAATCTGTAATGCCTCTTTGTGTTTTACCCTTGGTATCGGGTTTTTGGTTTTTGACTTTTTGAGGTATGGGTCAATGTAATACTCTGTAATTCCTGCGTCTTGGAATATCAGTTCTGCCGCATGATAATATGTGATTCCTGCCGGAGCATAACACCCCTTGTAATATTCCTCATCCATGTTTCGGAAGAGATCCTGGCATCGTATCGTTGCGGAGTAATCATCACTTTCCCATGCGCTACACTGTAGCTTTGCGCCTCTTATCCATTCGATGGTGTCTGAGTTCGGCAACTGATAGCCATACCAGACATACATCTCCTGACCGGTCTCCAAAAAGTTGATTGCAGAGTTCGGATTGTCAACATTGAAATACTGATCGTAGTTCTGCAATTTAACCATGAAATCTATCTGTGGAACATCCTCACAAATCGGAGATATGTAACTGTCTAATTTAGAATCCATAATATCCTCGTTGTAGTACACAAGACCGTAACCTAACTGGATTGAATATATCCTCAGTCTGGAATATGGATTTTTCATCTCATAGAAGATGAATTTGATATAGGTGGTATTCTCTAACACCTGTTCTGTACTGAACTCTGACATATCATTGTCTGTAATCTCTATTCGCTGACCGCTACTTGTCAAAATATCAAAACGTGTAGGGTAAACCTCTCCAAAATTGATAGTCAGGCCTTTAATGTCTGTTGCCACAACATTCAGTTCGATAAGTAGCTCATATCCACTTTTCGGAATCAGAGGCTTGCTTATCAAACCTGTGTCGTAGTAGTTACCGGATGTATTCTCTCTTGGAAGAAAATACATGGATCCGTCAACCTTTGTGAAATCATGTTCGAGTGTGGCATATACAGTGTCCTCTTTTCGCTGACCGAATAAGCCGGTCTGCTTTGAGTAATAGGCAAAATTATTTCCCATGACAGTTGCGTTGGCCTGTGCCTCCTGATTTACCAGACCGAATGAAATCATCATGTATGACCGCTCTCTCAGAGAGCTTTTCATGCTTGCCTTGTATTCATTTGATACTTTCTGCATACACCATCACTCTCCACAATCAATAAGGTTTACTTTGCAACTCTGATAGGTAATTGGATTTCCGTCTGTATCAATCCAATATGGTTCTGCCGTCCTATCTCCGGGGTACATCTTTATTGTTATTTTTTTCATAGTGACCGGATCCGGGAAAGTGACATATACGAAAAACGCACTCAACACCGTTAGCATCCGGCTCCACTCCGCTGCCGTCAGCCACGGCCATTCCAAAGTGTCGAGTTTGTACTGATCTCGCCCAACTCTCTGTCCTACGACCGTACCGTTGGCATTTCTTCCGGCATCCACCATTGTAGATACAGTTGGCTTTGCCCCACGTTTAGGAGGGGGAAAGTCATAACCATTTACTGATATATAAGCCATTCCATATCCCTCCTTTACGCTCCTTGGAAGCTGTAACCGTTGGCATTGCGCTGTGTGGTTACTGCATCCGTAACTGTCTTTCCACCGATTTCAACAATCGTCTGTTCTTTCTTATCAGCCTGTGTCTTGGTGTTCTTTGAAATCTCACTCACGGCGGTTGTTATTCCCAGATCATCCAGAGCCTCTTTGATAGCTTCTTTCAGACCTCCGCCGGAATTAAGCGTTGCCTGCACAGCTCCGTTTGTAGATACCTCCCTTGTCACACGCTGCACGATTGCTTCATTCGTGAAATCACTTCCATAGTTGTTGCTATACTCTTTCAATGCGCTATCATTGATTTTCAAACGTGTTCCGAGGTTCACGTCCATATCAGTGAATGAGTCCGCCCAGGAAGTGACAATTCCTTTTGTTTTCTCTCCCTCTTTCTCCACACCGATGTTATATCCCTCTACGGAATACGCACCTAACTGTTTGAATACTCTGGACGGAGAGTTAATATCCAGCTTATCTTTGAACCATGAAATAATGCTGCTGCCCCATGATTCGATGTTGTTCTTACAGGTGGTGTACAGATTTCCTATACCGTTCTTGAAACCATCTACCACGTTTTTTGCAATGTCATACCACTTGTCATAAGAACAGGTATTTGTGAACCACGTTTTTACATTAGAGGCCCATGTGGTAATGTTGCTCTTGCAAGTCGTATAACTGTTTCCGATTTTCGTTTTGAAGCCGGAAATAATGTTCTCTGCATAGGTACTCCACTTAGAACTATTGATGCCTCCAAAACCGTTATCAGAGAACCACGTTTTGAGGTTTGAAGCCCATGTTGTGATATTACTTTTCGTATCTGTGTACGACAGTCCGATTTTGTTCCTGAAACCAGTTATGATATTTCCTGCATAAGTGGTCCATGTGGCATTGTTGATATTTCCGAATGAAGATCCAGAAAACCAATCTTTCAGGCTACTCGCCCAAGTAGTAATGTTGTTCTTTGTGGTGGTATAGGTGTTTCCTACCTTTTCCCGGAAACCGGAAATGATATTGTTTGCGTAGGTCTGCCAGGTGTTGCTATTGATGTTTCCAAAACCGCTGCTCGTATACCATTCCTTAACTTTGCTCGCCCAGGTTGTGATGTTATCTTTTGTAGTGGTGTATGTGTTACCCACCTTTGTTTTGAAACCAGTGATAATATCATTTGCGTAGGTGGTCCATGTACCGTTATTCACTCCGCCGAATGAAGAACTATTAAACCATTCCTTTGCCTTTGAGGCCCATGTGGTAATATTGTCCTTGGTCTGTGTATAGGCATTTCCCACTTTCGTCTTGAAGCCGGAGATAATGTCATTTGCATATCCGGTCCATGTTTCCATATTGACCCCACCAAATGATGAATTGTTGAACCACTCTTTGGCCTTAGCAGCCCAAGTCGTGATGTTGTCTTTCGTGGTGGTATAAGCATTGCCTATCTTGTCCTTAAAGCCGGTTATGATGTTCTGACCGTGGGTTTCCCAAGTCTCTTTGCAAATCTTTCCAAAGCTCGTACCTGAGAACCAGTCATTGACCTTTCCGGCCCACTCCGTAACTTTTGCTTGGCAGTCTGAGAATTTCTTTCCGATGCCTCCATTGAAAGCAGTGACAAGATTGCTTCCAAGTGTGCTGAATACGGTTGAATCGGATGAACCGCCTATGCCAAATATTCCTTTGACAACATCTGTCACATTTCCGAAACAACTCAACGCTGTCTGCAATGGTGCTGGCAAAAGGGATTTAGATATTCCACCAAGCAAGCCACTGACTATTTTCTCTCCGACAGTGTTTATTTCTCCATCATCAGATCCAATTCCAAACTTCTTTGATATTCCCTCAATAACGCTTGTTTTCAGTTCATTCCAAATGGCAGTCCATGATACCCATTTGAACATATTCTTGAATGTCCACTTTGCTGCAAATACCTTAAAGACTGTTTTGAGTATTGTGTCCCAGTCAATCTCGGACATTGCCGTTCCTACGCCCTTTAGAAGTTCGTACCAATCCACCTCATCTATCAAAGTGTTAATCAGTGTGCATACACCAGATATAAGGGAATTGATTGTGCCACCGGCTTCTTTCCAGTCGATAGTCTTAACTGCCTTGTTTATCGCACTCGCAAAGTCACTTCCGATTTTCTTGAAATCTATCTTCGCAAGGAATTTTCCAAGACCGCTGAAAAGTGTCTTGATGCTGTTACCAAGCGTTGTGCCTACAAGATTCCAGTCGATCTCCGTAATTGCGGTATTTATATTTGTTCCAAGTCCCTCACAGAAAGTATCGAAACCGTCTTTGATGGTATTCCAATCGAGTTTTTTCAGTGCTGTGTTGACACCGTTTGCAAAGTTCGTAGCAATATCTTTCCATGGGAAAGTCTTTGAGAAATTCAGTACGGCAGTAAATACACCATTTACAAAACCAGCGAATGTTTCTCCAATGCCAACATAATCAATTCCGGCTATTGCATTGCCAAGCAGATTGCCGATTGCGGTTCCGAGTGAAGCCCAATCCAATCCGGTAACGAATGTCTTTGCAAATAGAATCGCTGAGTTTATTGCATTGGAAATTGCTGTTCCAATTTTCTTCCAGAGATCTTCTGTCTGCAGGGCAGCGTTGATTGCATCTACGATACCCTGTGCAAGTCCCTTTGCGGTTTTATTTATCAGAGTCCAGTCAAGAGTATCTAATGCACCAATGATAAGATCTGCTATTGCCGTTCCGAGACTGCTCCAATGGAAGTTTTCTACAAATGAATCAACGAACTCAAATGCAGAGTTAATAGCTTGCGCTATTGTCACACCTATTGATGTGAACAATCCAGGAGTTTCAAGGAAACCATTCAGGAATGTCGCAATGCACTTCGCAATCTTTCTCAGAGATGCTTTGATGCCGTCCCACGGAATGTTATCGAGGGCTTCTTTCAGTTTCTCCCCGAACATTCTTCCTACATCGTAGAAATCAGCTTCATCCCAAGCATCCTTAATCATCTGTGCAAGATTTTTGTACTTATCCGCAATCTCGTCTGTTTCATAACCGCTTCCATCGGCTCCGCTGTTGCTTCCACTGCCGCTTTTATCATCACTTAGGATGTTAAGCTCATCTATGCCGGTGGTAAGGTTCTTTGCCGCCTTTGCAGCACCATTTAAGGAATCTGTATAATCTTTATTCTGTTTTATTGCTTTGGTATAGAACTTCTTACCTGTGAGTGCTGAGAAGAACTGTGCCAATGCGTTTGTTGCTGCAACGAGCTTCTGAATCAGATAATCCAGAATCGGAGTAACTACATTCAGTATTGGCTCAAATGCAGTTGTCAGTGATGCTCCAAGCTGTCGCAAATCGTTGTAGAGCAGATTTACGTTTTTGTGAAACTCTGTTCCGGCTCTTTTTGAATAAATAACAAGGTTATCGAATCCTGTTTTTACGAGTTCAAATAGGTGTGTAAACATTGAACGTAATAACATGAACGTTCCAAGTCGGATGATTGAGCCGAGTTTCTTTGCAAATGCACCAGATTGTTTTTCTGAAAATCCAAGGCTCTCTCTCACTCTTTTTTTGAGTTCCTTGAATTTATTTATAATTGCAGCAATCCCAGAACGGATTTTGTTCACTACCGTTTTCACGGCAGAAATGATTTTTTGTGTCTCGTTCTTTACGGCATTTGCCACTTGCCTTACCGCATTGATGATTGCAGTAAGGATTGTCAGGATAATACCAATAATCGGTATCGCCGCCTGAACGGCTTCAAGGCCTACCGCCATAGACTGGAATCCGGCATTTGCCGCCATGCCCCCGGTTTCAATGGCCGGAAGAATTGATGCAATTCCACTTAATATAGAAGAAAAGGTTCCAAGTCCACATTTCTGTGCTGCATCCCCTATGGACTTAATGGACTTTGCCACATCCTCCATATTTTTAGGAGACTGTGAAACCGTTTCCTTGAACTGCTTAAACTGTTCCTGTGCCTGTCTGAGACCATTCACAGCTTCCTCATACTGACCGGTATCAAACCGTATCTTTCCACTCTCCATACCGCTGACAGTGGCTTTGTACTTATTGATCTGGTCTATGAGTTCCTGGATACGTCTATTAGCCGGATTTGTGTTTGCCTGATTGAGACTTTCGTTTAAGTTTGTCTGTCCGGCTGCTGCGCTTTGTCCGGCAGTTCCGAGGTTGCTTTCCTCTTGTGCCAACTGACTTGCCGCTGATGCGGCACCGTTCATTGCTGCCTGTGCCTCTTCTGATGCAGTCGCAACGCTTTCTGTGGCTGCCGCTGCTTGCTGACCGTTCTCCAAAGGCTGTACACGTCTCTGTGCCCCCTCAGAATCAATTCTGATGCTGACGCGATTATTCGATCCGAGGTTTCCAAGTGCTGTGCTGACTTCCTTTACAGTAGCCGCAACCTCTTTTAATTTCGCCGTATCAACTCCTGACAGAGACTTAATGGATGATGCAATGCTTCTCATGCCACTTCCGGCATTTTTAAGATCATCTCCAACGCCGGAGAAACCACGCATTACATCAAGAATCTGTTTTAACTTTTCTGTATCTAATCCCTCAGTGATTTTCTTCATTGAGGTAAGAGCTTTTGTAACTTTATCAATACCACCGTCTGCCTTGTCAGTGGTGGCTTCTATTTCCAATAAAATGCTATCTACTCTGTTATCAGGCATTTTGCCACCTCACTTCGTAAAACCCTGTCCGTGGGTGGTATTGTTTGTCCGTAAAATAAGAAAACATGGGGAACTGCGCCGGACTTGCGCTGTTTCGGTTCGTCAACCTATCCCCATGTAATCAGCTACTTTTCTCTTCGCTGTCTCAATCGCTTATTATGTTCTGCGGCAAAGGCAGCGAATCTGTCTGCATCCGTCATTTTTGCTCCCGGCGGTGCGTCCTCTGTGCTGTTCATGCTTCTTGGTTGGCTTGGGTATGCCGGAGCATTTCTGCCAAGGAAGATTGCCATGGCATCTACGACATACGAACCAACGGACCACGCCAACGTATCTAAGGCTGTGGCCTGTTCTTTCGCTTCCATTTCTCTCTTCTTTTGGAATGGCTCTAATTTCGTAGGGTTTAATGTCCAAAAGGTCTCATAGGAAACTCCATAAAGGAGAGCGTTGGGAAGCCAAACTTTATTGATAATCTCTGTAAATGTTTTGTATTTACTGAGATCTATTTCCTCTACTCTGTTGCCGCCTTGGTTTTCTTTCCTCCGCTCTTCGGAGGTTCCTCGGCTTCCTCGCCAAAACCCGCGGTTTTCATTGCCTCCGTAAAGGCTTCCATGACTTCATCCATGGAACCGCCGTACTTCAAATGTTCGCTCAGTATCTTTCCGGCTTTTGTGAGATCCTTTGTGCCGGTAAGGACTGCGATGATCGCTCTGATTGTCTTAAAAATCTTCATGTTCTCTCTGGTATCATCATCCAGAAGTCCCATTACATCTACATCGTGATCTTCCAGATCACACATAAGGTTTGTAAAATCAAGATCTGCTACTTTAATCTCTTTAGGTCCATTCGCTGTCTGTAAAATCATACTTATTAACCGTCCTTTCGTTAATCTGTCCTATTTGTACGGCAGAGGATTATTCCCCTGCCGCTGTTTCACTTTTTCACGCTGTTACATAATGAAGAGCCTCTTCGCCCTCATCAGTAATGGAGAATGACATTTCTCTCGCATTGTTGGAAGATCCGCTTGTCGGATATACTGCCATAACACCGGCCCACTCCCATTTGCCGTCAACACCCTCTTCTCCAAACCATAACTGGTATTTATCAACTTTTCCTGCTTCCTGCAGATCCAAGAGTTTCTTGTAATCAGCTTTCTCATACCATGCTTTGAAAGCAAGATCCCCTGTGTCCTCGATACCGTTAATGGTTCTTTTCTTCGTATCGGAAAGTGTTGTAACATCGAGTTTTTCCTTTTCTCCACCGAGATCCGGGTACTCAGTAATGTCGATCAACTTCTCAAATGTTCCGGGAGCATCTGCTTTCTCGTGCATGAGATATGTCACATTTGTACATTTTGCCATCTTCGTTCTACCTCCTTGTGTTTTCCTTTGCCTAAGAGGTAAAGCCTTGAATTTATTAAAACCACCGGCAGACACCAGGCGAGTGCTTTTCGGGAGCGACCCTAGCCGATGGAGTTAATCATGTTTCCAGTTTTGAGAATCGGGTAAGGAATTGTGAAATGGAAGTATCGCTTACATTCTCCACAGGGGAGAAGTAGTCGCAATGAAATCCAATCCCTACCATATATTCCCTTGCGGAATTTGCTAACTTCCGCACTTCTGAGGCGGATTTGTTTGAATAGAATTTGACTTCCAATCCAAGATTGATACCGTCCTCTGTATTTGAAAGTGTGGATAACGCTCCGTCTCCGCCTATCTGTTTGAAATACATATATGGGAATGACGGTGGTGTAGCTTTATACACCTGTCCTCCTTTCAAACTGCTGTATTGTTTCTGCAAGTCTTTCAGGAGGTTCGTAAAATACAAATTCACATTGTCCTTAACCATCCTTGAATACCTCGCTTGCTATTTTTTGTGCTTCTTTCCTCAGATATTGCGCCGTCTCATACATGAATGGTCTTGACGGCATACCCTCTGTAAATCGCCATGTGCCATCATCAGCCGGATAATACCAACCCTCTCTGCCGTCTTTCGTGGTAAAGATTGTTGCCCCGGAATTGTATGCCCAGTTCATTATTGCCTTGTACTCTTCGCTTGGGTGGGAGTTGTCCCTACCCTTTACACCAGTACCAAACTCAATGTACTTGCAATACCCTCCGGCACTTATAATTCCAACTCCATCTGCCTCATCCAGATAACCGATAATGGAAGATCTTGCCGTACCGGTATCAACCGGAACTAACTCCTGTGCCTTTTCAACTCCGAGGTCTGTAAGTCTCTGTATAAGTTTCTCTGCGCATTTGTGTATACGCTCTTTCCGCTTTTCCAGTTTCTTAATGGCCTCATCTATGCTGTCCGGGTCAAAGGGATTGATCGTTATTTTGTCCTGCATGGATATTCCCCTTAATCTTCCGTATCGCCCATAGATTCTGTTGCAAATCATGTTTCGGGCAGACACATATATAATCTGGTTCTGTGTCCGTGGACCCGTCCTCATTGAGAACAGGAACCACATCTATGAAGAGTTTTGAGTATTCATCAATCGGCAATTTCTGTACGGTTGATATGGTCTTGTCATAGACAATATCTTTACCAAATGGAGAATCCTCTGCATTTCCTGAGTTCGGGCTTACTCTCGCAAGCACACGAACCGGATTTGAATACTTCGGTATGCTCTCCCCAGTAAGGTTGCCATCCTCATCCACTTCGTCTACCGTTCCGTCATAGGTCTGGTAATAAAAGGGGACTTGGTTCAATCTGAGGTCTTTAAGTCTCAGCTTAGGCATTGCCATCCCTCCTTAACAGACCGACATAGGTTTTGGGTGGAATCTTCGCCAAGGCCAACTCAATATCTTTCTTACCTGTCTGTCCCCAGTTTCGGGTAACTCCAAGTTCTGTGTGAGATACAAGTCCACCCCTCGCATCGTCAGAGTTTATGGCTTTCGCCAAATCATAGATTTCAAACTCATACCGGTTATAAAACCTCTCCAACTCTGCCTCTGTCGGAATATCATCATCCGCCCAAAAGTGTTGATTTGCAGCCTGTTTCTGAGCTTTCACAAGGAGGACGGCAATCTGTTCGTCAGTGAGAGTTTCATCATCTAAAATGACTTTCAACAATTTAGCGTCCATAATCCGTCCTCACTTTCTTACCCTTGCTGAGTTAAAAACTCTGCGATCAGCTTTGCTTTTACGGTTTCTTTCATGTCATACCCACGTTCCGTTGCGATAGCCTTAATCTGTGCCACTGTCAGAGCATTAAGTTCTTCCTCTGTATACTTCTTTGTGACATCAGTAACCGTCTCTTCTGTGCTCGCATCTGATGATGTGGAAACAGAAGAATCGGCTACGATACGGGAACCACCGTCAAGGGTATGACCTGTTATTCCCCCGGTTTTGTGGTTGCTGTCAGTTTGCTCGGAAGATCTGTGGAAATATTTGTGAACTTAGCACTCATCCACTCAGGACCGTGATCCAAACCAATCTGTCCGAAAATCTGATATGTTTCTCCTGCACCAGTCTTTGCAAGCTGCTCCAGGAAGAAATTGCCCTTGCCAGGAACCATCTGATGAACCGGAGCCATGATGGACGGATCGAACAGAACGGCTGTACCGGTAGGCATAGTATCAAACAAAGCAACTGCCACTTCTCCAAGAGGGGTAACTACTGTCTGTAATTTGATACCGTTCACTTCTCTTCCAAGGGGAACGATTGTAAGGTTGTTCTGCTGCGCATCAAGGTTAAGCTGCAACATTGTAGTTGCATCAACTCCGAGAACAATGTTGTCTGTCTTTGCGCCCTGATCGTGGATGGACTTTAATCCCTCTGCTACAAGCCAATATGTGAGAGGCTTTTTAACAAGATCAAGTACGTTGGTTGTGATAGCTGTCAGAAGTCCTCTTGTTTTATTGGCCTCTGCATCAGTAGTTGCCTTTGCGTACTTTCCGTTGATGAATGTGTACTCAATATCCTGTGCGATCTTTGCCATTCTACGAGAAACCTGAAATGCAAGCTCGTCCATAGGGTTTGCCTGCTGGCCGGCCACATTGATACCCTGCAGTGTACCCATGTTACTCTGCTTTCCGTAAGAAATCGCCACGGATTTCTGGAAGATCTGAGTTACATTGGTAAGCTGGCTTCTAGTTACCATTTCCGGCTGTGGTGCAGTAAGGGATGCTGTTTCAGAAATCTCCGGCTGTTCGCCTGTTTCTGTGTTGTACTCCTGACCGCAAGTAAACTCTACATGATTGGTTACAAGAGGTCTTGCGCCAATCATAGTAGAGAACGGTGTTGCTGTTTGTCCTTTAGCGAATAACATTCCGCTAAAATTAGGAACAGCGAATGATGTTGCTGTGCCCTGTGCCATAATTCATTACCTCCTTTAGATTTATGCCTGCTGATTGTTAGCGGCACTTTGACTTAATATTGCAAGAATCGCAGCCTGTGAATCGCCTGCGTCCATTGCCTGTTTAATCTGTGCTGAATAGTCAACCTGACCTACGTTTCCAGACTGTGGCGTAGGCATCTGAGCCAAATACTGAGCGCGGATTTCCGACTCTTTCTGTTTGTCTCTTTCCGCCATAAACTTAGTGATGTTTCCGGTAACAACATCCATGCTTCCCTCATACTCTGCTGTTGCCGTAGCCTTTGCCATTTCGGCCGGCATACCCATTCCTAAGTAACGCTCCGATGATTCCGCTACCGCTTTGAATTTTTCCAGTTCCTTGACATAAGCATCTCTCTGAGCCTGCTGTTCCGCTTTTGCCTCTGCCTCCTGCTCTTCGGCTGTCTGCTTAGCTCTAAGCTGTTTGCGAAGATTTCCCTCGGATGTACAAAGTTTGTCGTTATCAGATTTCAGTTTCGCATTTGCCGCTTTCTCCTGTGCAAGCTGCGCCATAAGGCTCTCAACAGTTACTTCTCCGCCGGAGTTGTTTTCCTCATGCTTATCTGTCTGAGGCTGCTGCTGTGTACCGGATGCCTGAGTAGGCTGATTCTGCGGTGCTGTCTGAGACTGCTGCTGTGTCTGGTTCTGAGTTGTTGTGCTGTTTACATCTGCCATAATTGACCTCCTGCGTTTGAACGGTTCTCTCCGTGTGAATTTCTGCGTTTTTTTACTTGCGTCTCTGCAAGACAATAGTTGTATGCGTTTGATGAGGGTTTTCTCTAACCCGTTATCTGAAAGGAATTACTCCCTCTGTAACCGAAAAAATGAGCCGGACACGATTTTCCATCACATCCGGCTCATAGGCTCTAACTGTATTCAGTTAGTTTTTCTTTGCTGCCTTTTTGGCAGTTGTTTTCTTGGTAGCAGTTTTCCTTGCTGTGGACTTCTTTGCTGCCGCTTTCTTATTGGCAGTTTTCTTGGCAGTATCTTTCTTTGAAACGGATTTCTTTGAAGCTGCTTTCTTCTTATCGTCCATCTTTTTCTTGTCTGCTGCTGTCTTTTTTGCAGTTGCCATTGGTTTTCTACCTCCTGATTTATAATTCTACGCACCGGCAGTTGATGATCTCATCTATCGGTGCGCCCATACTATCATCGAGTGGGAACATCATTTTGTACCCATTGATGATAAAAGGCTCGTTAATAGGAACTGTTTGGCCGTCCGCCTCCCAGTGGCTAACCCGGACACGTTCATCCCTCATGCTTACCCATGTGTGGGTATTCTGTTTCTTATCCACAAGGTTCTGATGATTTATCCAGTTATATATCCAGTTTGTCTCATTTAGGGCAATCTCTGTAGCTCTAACATCAGAGAACATTCTTTTCACACTTTTGGGAACATCCTCTTCATTCATCATGCCACCGGTCATACGAGATATTTTATATTTATCGTTGCCGTTGGCATTTGCAACTGCCCTCTCTGTGGCTTCCTGAATATACTTTGCAAATCTGTATGCCTTTTCCCTTACTTCTGTGTCGTACTGATATTCAGGCATCATGGCAAAATAGAGATCCATGAGTTCATTTTCATAATCAGCACTCGTCTTTTCGTAAAGGAAAATGCCGGAAATAAGATTGAGGAACTGTGCTTCAAAGAAGTCTACAAGTGCATTTATAAACTCCTTGGCGGTTTTCTTCCGGCGGAGCTTATCGTCTTTGAGAATGTTCATTTCGTCAAAGTATTCAACCGGATTATACATAGTTCACACCGCCTATTCTTCTACCATTGCAGTCTTACTTGGCTGCTTAGATTCCTCTGTCTTATCTTTTTCCGTGTTGTTCTCCCCACCGTTCCCCTCTTCATCCTTGTATGCGTTAGGGTTCGGTTGCTGTGTCTTTTCCTCCTTGGAGGCAAGTTTCTTCTGTATGCCATCAATAATAGGCTTACTATCAACCCATGCCTGTTGTGGATCTGTGAACAGTCCAACAGTGTTAAACGATGTAAGACCGTCTACTCCGGCATTAAGCAATGCCACAAGGGAATTGGTCTTAGACACCAAATCATAGGTTTTTGTACGGCAGAAACGGATTTCAACATCTGCCGTCTCTATATCTTTCAGACCGTCATACGGTCTCTGATCTGTCTTAATGATTTCGATTGCCAAATCAATGAGCTGCATTTCCGGCTCAGTGAATAACTGTTCAACCGTCTTAGCGGAAATCTCCAAACACTGCCATCCATTGGATAACTGCATCGCACCGGTGGTTGAACCGCCACTTGCCTCCTGCCATGATGGTGTAGAGGTAATCTGCTCCAACTGAGAATTGAGATGATCCACAAGTTTCTGAACCTCACTCTCATTCAATGTCTGATTGAGGTAAGTGATCTTTGCTTCCTTGCCGTCCCCGGTACTCTTTGTCATAATGACTCCATCGCCGTCTACGAGGTTTTTCTTGCCCTCTTCGTTTACCTGGCAGTTGTGCATCCAGAGTAAACTCTGAACGTGTTGCAGAATATCATTGATACGGTCAGAATCCACAAGATTCATTGCATCCATCAGTGGGATAACCTTTTCAAAAATACCCATGCGGTCATTCAGATAAAATTCAACGACCGGTATTCTTCGGAGTGGGTTTGGTGCGATATTCTCTTTCAGATGATAGTCTGTCGTGTTCAACTCATGCTCAATGGTATAGCAGAAATTCTTTGAGTATGCCGTAAGAGTAATTGTTCCATCATCATGTATGGAATAGGTGCATCCTAGCACCGGTTCTCTATATGCGTCATTTGAGTACACCACAAAGGTTGTAAGTGGACTTGGAACCAATAGTTCAAATGGAGAATATCTGCTCTTATTTCTGTTCGGCAGCATCATCTGGTAGCCGACACCACAGATAAATAAGTTTCTTCCAAGGGCAATATCTTTTGCCGCTTTGCTCTGCTCCTGCATCATTTTATTGAGCATGGCGATCTTCAAATCGTCAATATTCTCTCCATCGTCCTCATCCTTTTTTCTCAAAAATCCGAATAAGGCTTTCTTCTGTTTCTTTGTCGGTTCTATCTTTGCTCTCTGTACGAAAGTGATCGGGTTGGAAAAACAATATCCCAGATGCACGTCCACAATCTTTGAAGCATTGTTTTCTACGACTGTGGCATTGAGATCCGGTCTGATTTTCTTTTCACGGTTAAGAATTGGCTGATTGCCTTTCTCGTACTCAAAAAGAAAAACTTCCTGTGCCACATTCTCCTGGTGTTCCATAAACGCCTTAGATACAACCGATATGATATTGTCTTTCGTAATTTCCCTCTCATCAGTCATTAACATTCGTCTACCGAGAGTTGGACGGTTGCTTGCGTACATGAAGTTTCCCCTTTCCGAACAAAACAAAAGAACCGATCAAGTCTACTTATGACTTAACCGGCTCAAAGGCTCTTTGCTTAATTCTATTTTTATTACTTCCTTACATCCACGGCAGTTTATAAAAATCGTGCCGGATGCTCCGGGTGCTTTCTTGAAAAGAAGTTTTTCACGGTTTGCCCGCGCCTTACATACAGGGCAGTATACGTTTTCCGTTTCCAATATAGCTGCTCCTTTCTGTATGTGGATAGTTGCGTGGATGGGATTTGAACCCACGACCGTCTGATTAAAAGTCAGATGCGCTACCGAACTGCGCCACCACACATTACTGGGCGGCTCGCCACCGCCCTATCCTACAATAATGGAGGAATCCATGGTCTCTCGAAAGAGGCAAGAGCCAAGAGTGGGAATCGAACCCACAACCTTTTGATTACAAATCAAATGCTCTGCCAGTTGAGCTATCCGGGCTTACCAATATGGAGTAGCGTTCACTACTCCATATCAAGAAAGGGATAATCCACCAACGTCTATACCAAGACACCATCATTTTAACAAAAAAGGAATGATAACGCATTAAAATATCGGTGTAGCCGATATTCAACGTAGTCATTCCTTTTCAAATGATATAATTGAAAGTTAAATGATGTAATTGAGTTCGTTATTCTCCGTGTTTTGGTTCGTAGTCTATGCAATAATCGTCCCAGGATGTAACTGCTCCGTAACAATCACTTTCCTCATTGGCGCATATCCAATCCGTTGTCCCATTGAAATTCTCATGCCATGTGCATGATCCGCAATTTTCACTACATCCCATTCTGCATCTCCATCAATCTCTGTGCCTCTTCTGGGCTACATACAGTCACTCCTGTTTCTTCCTCACATTTTTTAATCATGCCAGCTCCGTCTCCGGCGTAGTCCTCCCAAATGTGCTGAGACTCCACGAATATATCATTGATACGTTTATACCCAAAACCGTATGTGCGGTGCAACGCAATGGCGATAGCCGCATATATCTGTGGAACCATCTGATCTGCTGCGGTAGCAACATTCTGTGAGCGGTTTCTTCTGGCAATTTCATTCAGAGAATTTATCAATTTATTATTCTTCCCCATTATCCATATCCTCCAAAATCTGCTCTGTATCAAGCAGTTCTGCAATATCATAGGAGCAGCACGCAGGTTCTATTGGTTCTCCGCCGTAGCATACCATACCGTGGCTGCAATCTTCTGAAAGTGTGCAGTAATGGCAGTAATCATCCCCATCGTGTTCGCTTATCCATTTATTGATTTTTTCCTCTTCTGTCATTTCTTTTTCATCCCTCTGATAGTATGCTTTTTACGGTTTCCTACAAATCTGCCGCCGCCCTTTTGGTTGCCATAGATAAATGCCGCCATATTCCCACCAGACAGTTTCTGCGTGACCGGTTTGAAATCTGTCTGTGTGTTTTCCTCCATAGGGCGTAATGATGGCGTTTCGGGTTTATACTGAGGTCTCCATACCATGGCAATTTTATTGTCTTTGGGATCCACAAATCCAATACCATTTTCAAAGATAGTAAGATTAAGTCCATGCCGGATGCAAGCCTCTTCGATTTCTTTCTGTACCTCAACTGCTTTTTTCTGCGCTTCTGTCATACCATTTTCTCCTTTCATCGTGCAGTTCTCGCAAGTCTATAAATATTTTCATCATTGACGATCGTAAATGCTGTGGAATCTTTGATTAAACAGCTATCCGGCGATACGGCTTCGCACTCAAAATCTTTAAATGCCTGTTTCTGGTACGAATATATTCTGATATTTCCATCAATCGGTATTGAGATATTGGAGTTATAAAAACATACATTGCCAAGCCCGCATTGATATTTAATGCGATCCTCGCTATACGCTACTCCATGTTCATTGCACACAAAGGTAAAGAACTGTCCGGCTCCGTTTTCCAACACGATAAGCCATCCTCCGGTTATTTTATCTCTGTGTATTCCATAATTATTCACGGTATCAGTATATGGTATCTCAATGTTTTTTCCATCCAGATTCACAATGAGGTTTTCTGCAAATCTACTCACAACGCACGAATGTCCCTCAGATACCGCAAAGTAACTCTCATATCCACATTTTGTAATCGTCCGTATTCCGTTGCCTGATTTTGTGATCTGGATAGAGGTTAATGTATTGGCAGGACTTATGAAATATACTGAATCTCCTGCCGCATAAATCGGACTCTTGTGTTTCTTCTCAAACACATATTCTCTATCCGTGGTAAACCAGAACGCTCTATCATCCGCTTTTATTACAATATTCTCTGCTCCAACCTCTGCGAAATGGTATTTAATTCCGCTTTCGTATGTGAATTTATTCCCATTCTTAACTTCCACTACTTCTCCGGCATTATTGATATAGCACTGCTCATTTAGAACAATTTTTACATCGTTTCCTTTGAGCATCGTGATAAGTGTAAGCCCTCCTGTTACCCCTTGTGATACCGGCTTAGTAAGAACATTTGCATTATTATCACATAGCGGACAACGAGCATATTTGCCATAATAAAACTCCTGGTGTACATCGCAGAATTTAAGGTGTTTTGCCATGTGTTTTAATTCATCCCCCATAGATCGGCTCTTATTCTCAAAAATCTTTTTCAGAGAATCAACCAGATAAGGAGATAAGTTTTTCCACGGTTTAATCGTTCTTGGTATTTTTACTTTTGGATTGTCTATTACGCATATTCCTCGTTTCATACGTTCTACAATATCCATATCTGGTGTCATAGTCCCACCATGCGGATGAATCCTTGTAAGGGTTTTCCAAATCAAAATTGCCTCTGCGTATGTGTCTGTTTCCTCTGAAAAATCATTTCCTTTCATCAATGGATCTTTGAATAAATCCATGCAAACTTCACATTTTTCATCTTCCACGCTCCAACTATCGCAATCTATAAAGTACACATTTCCAGTTTTGTCAAAGAGGATGTTCTGATCGTTCAGATCCCCAATACACACTCCGGCGGAATGTATATCTCTCACGGTGTCCTTTATCTTTACGAGTATTTCCAAAATATCTTTCGTGGTTATCCCATTCGCTTTCAGATATTTTTTACTTGTGAGAACTCTTACTTCCTCTCCTACGGCTTTTGGCATAATGTAACCAATAAACTTATTGTTATTGTCATACACTGCCGTAATCGGTTTAATAGCCTCCTTTGGCAGCGGTTTGTCAATGAGCATGGCAACTTTCTTTTCCTTGGCTGCAATATCAACACAGGGTTTGTAAATTTTCAGAATATCGTTGCCAAACTCATAGATATATCCCTCGCCTCCCTCCGTTATGGGGGTAAGCTGTCTTATCTTTTCTTTTCCTATCCTCGTTAGTGCCATTTTCATAATGCCCTCCTACAATACGATTGTTGTATCATCCTGGAATACTCTCTGATGTTTGTTTATAAACCTCTTTACCCTTACTTCCTTACCGCTCTGCAGGGCTTCCGTAAATTCTTTCTTAAATTGTGCATCTTTCATGGCGAATCGTATTCCGTCAGACGCTACACCAATATTCCTGTATTCGTCTTTTGGAAAAGCTTTTGTGGAAAAAATGACACCATCTTTGTACTGTTTGAGCATATCCTTATCCACATAATTATAGGCAAAGTATTTCGGGTATTCTCCGTCAGATAGTTCTTCAAACTCAATCGTTCCGTCCAGACGTTCTTTCACGATAAAACCATCTCCGCAGTAATCTACCATGAAATGTGTCTCATTTTCAGTAACCATAAGGATCGTAAAACAAAGGAAATCTCTGATTGAGCCGGAAGTCTGCCCGAATAGACCAAGTATCTCTCCAAAAGCGGCTGCGGCAGTATATACACTACATTCATGTATAATTCTGCTGTCATTTTTCAAAAGATGGCAAAACGCTTTTGCTCCAACTTCCGAATGTTTCCCCTCCGAACAGCCATCGCAAACAACTTTCATCCCATCAAATTCAATTCCGTAGTCCTGGCAATTCGTACCGTAGTCGATATGTTGCTGACCGATTTTATTTATAACCATTGTATTTCCTCCCACAAAAAAGAACGGCAACCCCTTTTAGGATCGCCGTTCTACTCTCATTTTTTATACGTCAAAAAAATCATCCTGTTTCGATACGGCACTCTTGGAGTTTTCAATCACTGATTTTGATAAGCAGTTGAAAGCTCTTCTGAGTTCTGATGCAGAACTGCTTACATCGAGGATATTCTTGAATCCAAGGTCTTTCGCCTCCTGTGTTGCCTGTCCTCCGAAACTGATAAACGCAGTAACGATTTCTTCCACGTTCAGATACTCTACCGCTTTCTTTGCCTTTGCAAACCCTCCCGGCTGAGAAGAGTTATCCATCCCATCTCCGAAAATTGCAAACACGGCCTTTACTCTCATTCCCTCATTTTTGAGGAAGTCTCTGTATTCTTTCAACTTCTCAGTTCCATCAATGATCGTATCGTACATAGCTGTGCATCCATCGGTGCTATATGAAGTGTCAAACTCTGTAATGCGCTTATAGCCTCCTACGGTTGCACTGTCGGAGAAGTCTGCTCTTGCAACCAGAATCTCATCACATTCCTTGGAATTGATAAGTGCATCTTTGAAATCCGAAAGAGCTTTTACCATATCTCTTTCATACATTCCCATAGAACCAGACTTGTCGATTCCGACAAAAATTAAATTGATGTTCTCACTGTCGATTTCATCAATGGAGGTATTTGCGATCTCAACCTCATCTAATCCGTCAATTACCTGTTCTGTTTCATTCATACCGGCTACCTCCTACAAAATATCATCTGTGCTTTTCACGATGTTTACATGGTACGTTTTCTTAAAATCATCAAAGGTCTGTTCAGTAACATCCTCAAACCCAGGAATGGAGGACATACAATCTTCCAGGATATAGATTTTCTGAGTGATCTCTGGGCGATTAGCGTAATGTTCGAGAATCTGTTTAATGCTTTCCAATACGCAATGGCTCTTTGCCTCTCCTGCAATAATGATCTTGTCGTAATTTTCCAGTTTGTTCAGGAAGTCGATATTGATGTAGTTCTTTGTATCATACTCAGGTTTGATAATTCCGTACATTTCGCTGAGTGGATCCTGTCCTTTTACAAGACGCTGCGTAACGGCTTTCTTTGCAACAGAGTGAAAATAAATCATGTTGGCAAACTGATTTTCAAATGCCGCACCAGATGTACCCTGTAAACAGTGGTAAGACCATACGCATAAGGTTTTCTTTCCGTCTTTTTCCAGATGTTCTACATAGTCACGGCTCTGGCGAGGGTAGATAACAGCTCTGTACTTTCCAGAATCAAGGTCTGCCAACGTAATCGGTGTGTAAGGAGCCGGATTGTTGCCATTTTCATCAATCCACCAGCACGGATGGAAAATCTGATGTGGTGTGTGGGTATCAATAGATACCGCAATGTTTGTAATTTTATCCATGTTGTTATAGATAAACTGTGTCATTCTCTCCACATCGCCGTGTGCTCCGGGAACTCCGAGTGCTCCATTATCCATGAAGTCCTGCTGCACATCAATTCCGAGAAACAATACTCTCTCTTTGTTTTGTGCTGCCGGTGTAAGCTGCTCATCGTTTGCCTTTCTCAAAATCTCATTTAGAGAAATCGGATTTGTCTGTGAACCAATACTTGCGATGTTCACAATTTCATTGTAGGGTGTTTTCATTGGTGGTTATCTCCTTTTATATTTTATTTGACCGGAGCTATTTGCCCCGGTCAGTATTTACTCTATTCGACTGTGATGCAATCATATCTCTCAGAATTGATCGTGTTCTCCATCGCCTCAACCGGATTGTAGCCAAGGTTCTGCAGGATCTGTTTGAATACCGTCACGGACTGTCCGCTTGCAAGCTGCACTCCCTTACGGTTGTGATCTGCATGGAATACATCGTGTCTGCTATTCACATTCCAGAAGATAATGTTAGGGATTACATAACCGGCCTTGCGGAACTTATTTGCCATCTTGTCATAGAAAGACCACTCACGGTTTCCGCAATAGTCAATTTCCATATCAGAGATAACAACGATTGCTTTCGGCATTTCTTCCTGTGGAGTATTATGCTTTTTCGCAATTTCAAGAACCCTCTCAAAAGCAGCTTTAAGGTCTGTGTTACCATCCCAATTTGCTCTGCTTACGTTGCGGATCTTCTGTTCAAGGGTTTCTCCCCTCAGAATAACCGTCTCCGGTCTGTCAGAGAACGTCATAAACAGGTTGTGGTATGCTCCAACATTTCTCTCTGCAAAATAGATTGCAAGACCGATTGATGTTGCCATAGGTCTGCCTCTCATAGAACCGGACACATCCGCCATAACTAAAGCGTTTGTTCCTTTCTCCACATAATCCGGCAATGCTTTCCACTGTGCTTCGAGTACCTTGCTGTTCTCTCTGCCATAAAGGATCTTCTCAACAATATCGTAAGGGAATAGTGTTGAAGCATTGATCTTTACCTCTCCCTTTTCTGCTTTGTTGATAAACTCTCCAAATCTCTCAGCATCATGTTTCATAAATGCCTTGCGGTAAATCATCATCGCACGGCTCGGAACTTCCGGGTATTTGATTTCATCCCATCTTCCGGCGGACATGAGGCTTTCAACGACACCAATCTGTTTTCTCATGCTGCGAACAATTCTCTTGAAATTGTAGATCGGATAACCTAATTTCTGCGCCGTAAGTATGCCGAGTTTTCTTGTGGCAGGACTGCTTGCATCTGCGGTTTTAATCCACTTTGCAAGTAAAGAAATTGCATTTCCGGCATTGAGGTTCTGTAAATCTTCCTCAAACTGTTTCTTCATTGTCGCCCACATATCGTCCTCCAACGGAGTACCGATAAGCTCATACAGATCATCATATCTTCCGAACACACCAACCAAATCAAGGTTCGGTTTGAGTGCTTCCGGGTGTTTCTCTGCCATATAATGGATAATGGTTCTGAAAGTCTTTCTCTCTCCAAGACCTCCGCGAATATCTCTTGCATAGAACGCAATCTTTGTGGCAAAGAGTTTGTCCTGTGCGTATGCCTCTGCAAACAGAGTGGTAATTCTGTTCTCATCCGCCTCTCTCAGCGATCCGATTGTACCAAACAGATCCAGTCGGGCATCGCCAGAAGTATTCAATGCCACTGCACCGTTTTCAGTCCGGGTAAATCTACCCTCTTCTCTCATTGCATCTGCAAAGCTCATGTTTTCCTACCTTTCCAGGACTCTCATTTACGGAATTGAACCGTTTCACATTGTTTTTTAGACATTTGCTTTAACCATTGTGATTGCTGTAGGAGTCCCTATAAAATTGTTTACCGTTTCATTGTCAGGACACTATTGGGGTTTATGATTAACAGTCATATCCAAAAGGGTTGCTGTAAGCGTCCCATGTAAAGTTTTATGCCTATCTGGCCAACTTTTTAAGTTCATACCGCCTGTTATGTATCGCTCCGACAGAACGACCAATCTTCTCAGACAGTTCAGAATCGGTAATCTCATGTTTGATTACCAGTGCATCTTCCTCCGCAGTCCACGGATGAGACGGATATAGAAATGACGTTTTGTTGTAATATCGCCTATGTTGCCTCTGGCACGCCTTATGATACTTTTCCATATCCCTATAATCTTCTTTTCGGTTCATAGGCAACCTCTTTCTTTTTACATGACGCTGTTTCAAACGGGAAAATATTGTCAATGGAATTTTCTGTTTTGAAAGATTGCTGTAAGCGTCACTTAATTGCCCCGACAGGACTTGAACCCGTATGCTCGATTGCTGTAAGGAACACTCCTGTCAACCATGTTCCATCCGGTTTACCATAACCGGCAATCGGGGCAGAGACGATGAGAGGAATCGAACCCCTATCCGCAGCTTGGGATTGTTATTGAAAGGAGTTTGCTGATTATGCCACTAACATGACATTCTTCTTAACAGAGCTGCTGTGCTCCCTTTGCACCACATCGCCATATAGAGTGAGGGACGGACTCGAACCGCCGACAACGTCCTTAGCATGGAATGAAAGATTGCTGTTTGGATCACAAACATGATCCATCTTTCTTTCGTGCTCTACCAACTGAGCTACCTCACTCATGTAATTGGCGCATCTTCTTGATTTATAAGGACATTTGCGCCATCGCCTTGATTGGAGAGGGTAGGATTTGAACCTACACTACATTTGTTGTTTGCTGTTTGTATCACAGAAATGATACGTTTTCACAATGTAAATTGCGTCTGCCAGTTCCGCCACCTCTCCATATTCTGTTTTATACGGCGTTCTGATTATTTGTGTGTTTCATCTCACAATCTCTTCGCTTAGGACAAATTAACATTCCGTGTCCTCGGCTTTCACACCTAGCCGCGAATCATTAAGTCTCTGGTTACTTTTGCTTTGAGACACCGTATGAGTTGCGTGGGAGGGAATCGAACCCTCATCTCTTCATTTCCAGTGAAAAAAGAATAGTTGCTGTCCGTGCCACTTGGAGCATGACACCGCTTTAATGTTCTATCCATTGAACTACCACGCAAGATTGCGGAGACAGGATTTGAACCTGTGACCTCCGGGGCATGAACCCGGCAAGCTACCACTGCTCCACTCCGCCATAATGGTTCTTCGCCCCACAAGAACCTCTGAGTTTTCTGCTATGTCGCATTTCTCGCATAATCACTCTTAACCGTCACACAGCCGACATCCTGAACGGTGGACTTGATTAAATATTTCCGTACACTCACTATGGTTTGCTGTGATACACCCTAACCACCGGGTATGCCAATAGGAACTATCTTTCGGGGAATCTCTCTAACCCAACTGGTTTATCGTCCGAAGTCAGGACGGCTTTGGAGTAATGGGATTTGCACCCACTATGGAACTATGCTACTGTTAGCCACACCTTTCGCTGTTGGTACTCGGTACAATAGTTATGATTTTCAGTAGTTTCTTGGGGCGGTAGGATTACGGCTGTTTCTGTGGCTTGTCCTCGCACCTACCTCTCGCCTACCCCATTCCTTTACTATGATTATCCGTCTACCTATTCCGGCAACTCCAAATTCTGAGACCTCCTCCACCGGTGGAATACGGTCTCATAGCGGTGCATATAGGAATCGAACCTATACGGCATTTCTGCCGGATGGCTTAGCAAGCCACTCCGCTACCATTACGGCAATGCACCATAACGACTCTATTGGGAATCGAACCCAAATTTTCCGATAGACAGTCGGGCGTAATAACCTTTATACCATAGAGCCAAAACCACAAAGTAAAATGCGACCTCACACCGCGGAATCGAACCGTTCCTTTCTCTATTGGTTTTTGGATAGAGAATGTGCAACCCATACACCTACGAATCGAACGTATCCTTTACTTTGCCACGCCGTGTTAGGGATTTGAACCCCAGAGACTTTTACATCCAGACGGTTTTCAAGACCGCACCCTCGACCAACCGGACACACGGCAGAGTAGTTTTCCCTTGGTAACGTACAAGTCGGAGATCCTCTTCCGCCGGTCGTAAACGCCCTTTCGTAACCTTTTTATGGAGTGCTTTGAAAGAGTAAGTCAAGTGTCTCCAACTGGCAAGGTGGGGATCGAACCCACGACATTCTGATTAACAGTCAGACGCTCTACCACTGAGCTACAAGCCATTATTGGAGTAACAGGACTCGAACCTGTGCTAACCAACATCCGTAGTGTTGTGCTCTATCCATCTGAGCTATACCCCAATGCAGTCCGGCGGCAGCTTGGATGGTTGCCACTACCGAACCGATGCAACGTGTAAGACAGTTGCCAACAAAGGTATTTCATTTTTTAATGTGGTTCTCGGACCTTACACCCCTCCACATGGTTCTCATAATCCACCGACTACATACTCAAAGAACCTCTGGCGAGTCCAACTCTTTATCGCCTTACCTCGGATGTACGTTGTTATCGCAGTTCTCCGCCTCTACTACATTCCTCTGCGCCTGACTAAGCATGACGGCTCGATTGGTTACGGCTCACTCACATCTATAATCAGGTCTTTCTCGGAAGTTTCCACCGCCGCTTAAATCGCTGTAACGCTCGTGCACTCTAAGCAGTAAATTTTCCGCACCGGAGTTTTTCTTAAAAACTCTTGGTAATGAAAAAGCACTTGGTGATCACCGGAACCTCGCCACCGCCAATTTTCTTTCCTGTTAAAGCCGGACTAAGAAAATCAGTTAAGAAATCCGCTCGTCCTACGGTGGGGAGTTGAACCCCACTTTCCCCGGCATGGTGTCCGTGGCATTTCCAGTTATGCTATCGTAGGCACCGTTGCAACAGTGGTCTTTAGCGTGACTTACGCAAGCTCTCCAATTTTAAGTCCTGTCGGCTTTCCCAGACTACTCACATAAGCCTCTCAGTGAGCATTGCAATCTCCCTATTTAATGATTGCTTACCACGGCTTTCGCCAATACTTTTCAGCCGGAACACTAAACCAACTATAAACAGTCAGCGTTATTCTCAGTTGAAATGTTCGATGGGAGAATCGAACTCCCGTCCCCACCGTGAAAAGGTGGTATCTTGACCGCTTGACTAATCGAACAGAGGAGCGTTCCTTTTTACCGAAAGGCAATTAACCGCACAAGCGTAAACGGGTTCCTGATATTGATTTTTTCTTGCAAGATTACTTTCTCGGCTCATTACACCGAAATGGGCGAAAGAGGAATTGAACCTCCAATGTTTACCACGAGGGAACGGATTTACAGTCCGCCGCAACACCACCAATCGTTGCCGTTCGCCCTGAATTTTCTTTGTATCGCCAAGAACATTAGGAAAGAAGCGGTGGGAATCTTAATCGCTAGAGCTACACCCACAGGTGGAATCGAACCACCACACTACACCAAGTTCGCTCCGATCGTTTAGCGATTCACTTCATCTTTCAGTGCTTTACCAGCTTTGAACTTAGGTGCTTTGCAAGCCGGAATGGAAATCTCTTTACCGTTCTGTGGATTCTTGCCAACTCTGGCAGCACGCTCAGTCACTTCAAATGTTCCGAAACCGACCAACTGCACTTTTCCACCTTTGCCAAGTTCTCCGCCGACAACTTCCACAAATGCGTTGAGCGCCTTTTCAGCATCACTCTTAGAAAGTCCGGCTTCATCAGCCATAGCCTGTACTAATTCAGCTTTGTTCATTACTTCTTGCCTCCTTTCTTGTGGTCTGCATATATGGAATATGCGATTGCAATTATTACTTCTGTGATTATCGTTGCGGCAACACCGCACCAAAATTCAGGAATATACATCTTTTTGCATCCTCTCTTGTCTGCTACCTCTGGTAGCCGTCACGGTCATGCGGTAGTCATACCGTTTCTGCACTGCACCGCCGCACTCAGCCGCCTTACTTCCTCCGGTGTATCTTGGCGTAGCTTCACTGCCATGGCTATATTTATAGTTTCGTGCCGGATTGCCATGCGTGGACCATCAGGGACTTGAACCCCGGACCATCCGGTTATGAGCCGGACGCTCTAACCAACTGAGCTAATGGTCCATACCTCACACTGGGGAGATTCTATGTGAGGTTTCGGAGGATTATCATAAGTGGGAACCCTCCGATGTAGGATTGCTGTCGGGGAACAGTAATCCTGAGTGGGAAGTGTTGGTGTCGAACCAACTCCTATGGATTTTCAGTCCATCGCTTCTACCGAGTTAGCTTACTTCCCATATTACGGCACTGTTGCTGTGCCGTAATGGTTAGGAGAAACTTTAATGCCAAATACCTTGTGTTCGCTCCGCTTAACTTATATCCGTGTCACTTGGTATGGTCGTAGTATAGCGTACTAAACATTCTTTGTCAAGTGGAATAAACATAATTTTCAAAAAAATTTGTTTTTCTGTGTGCAGTCGGCTTTACAGCCATTTTTCTGAACATCAGAAATCAACTTGCTTACAGGGATTTTGAGAAAATTTGCTATATCGTATATCTTGTCGATTGACGGATAACTTTTGCATTGTTCCCAATCGCTCACGGTATTCTGCGCCACATGAACGCCCGTTGCAAGTTCGTGTTGTGTAATTCCCCTATTCGTTCTTTCTTTTTTTAAGTTGGTGGCGAAACTATATTGTCCCATGCTATCCCTTTCTATATTCCTAAGTCACTTCTCTTTACTACCTGTCCCTCTCCGCCAAGAAGAGCATCTACAAACTGGGCGAACATTGCCAGAGTGTCCGGTGCATCATCATGTTTATTCTTTCCGAGCTGTGTATAACTGCAAAGGAATGACATCATCACACCGTAATCACTCTTAGGCTCATATTCTGTAATATCCTTGAATATGACGTGTTCCTTAACCCATGAAGAATTGACGATGATCTTGGTATCTTTGTTCTGAGTAGTGTATTTCTTCGTGATATGGCATCTGCCGCCTTTTGCTTTGACAAGTCTCTCAACTTCATTTGCGGTTCTGCTACCCTCTTTGTTGCTCTCGAACTGTGCCTGCTGTACATGATGCTTAACAAGCATATCTGAGTTGAGTTCGTCCAAGGTCCCAGGGTCGATGTTCTTGAATACCAGATCTTCCAGATAGTATCTGTCTCCATACTGATAGAAAACTCCGAGGAAGTTGTAGTCTGTACCGGTGTCCTTGGTATCGCAGATTGCCAATATAGAATCCGGTTCTCTGTCCGGCAGTCCTCCGATATATCTCTGTAATTCTGTTGGATGATACAGAATACCCTCTCTCTCAATCGGATCGCTCTTATACAGGCAGCGATATGAAACATCATCCATCGACATTTCCATATCGTGGAAGTATTTCTCATCAAATCCAACATCGTAATCGTAATCAAAGTTGCTTTTTCCGGTCTGAGGATCAATATCTGGAACAGCAATGAACTCTGCCCTCGGATTGCCCTCATACATTCTTTCAAGCCGGCCAATAACATCATGCACACTCCATCGGGTTGCAATGTGGATCTCTTTTGCTTTCTTCTTTTTACGAGATTTAAGGTCTGTGGTGTACTCTCCGTACAACTTATCCAGACGATCAATAGACAGAGCCTCTTCGATACCGGAAACCAAATCATCCACATACAGAAATCCCTCACAACGGGTAACACCGGTAAGGGAACCTCTGATTGGTCTGCAGGTCAGTGTCTTAAACGGCTGCCATCTTCCAAGGTTTATTGTCTCTTCTTTTGCGTTGTTTCCCTCAAATACAATATCCGGGAACACATCGCTCCAACAATATTCATTACTGGTAATTATGTTGAGAACGGCATCATAGAACATTCTCGTCATGAATCCAGAATGGGAGGACATAAGGTTTGGTGTGTTTGGGTAATGCCCCATTACAAACGATATGAAAAACTCTCCCAGTGTGGTCTTGCCGGTGCCAGGAGGCATTGATATTGATAGAATATCCAACTCATCATCAATAAGCCTCTGCATCTTCTGTACAAGCCAATAAATCTTATTTCTTCGTGGCTGATAGTATCTGTCCTCTGGATCTCTGTTCTTTTCCACATAAAGCAGATAAGAGTCAAAATCCTTATGTTCCTGTGCCAAGAACAAAAGAGCCTTATTGTACAAATTGTAATATTTAATATCTCCTGTCGCACACAGTCTCAGTGCAAGGAATCTGACCTTATTCGCTAATTTCCGCGAAAGTTCTTTATCTTCCCGGATAACCTCATTTGCCATTCCGAGTAAGGACAGAAGATTGTCATAGTCACTCAGATCGCTTTTCAGAAGCCTTACGATAATCTCTTTATTCGATAGTTCGTGTTGAGCCATGAAAATTCATCCTTTCTCACGGCTCTACACGGCTCTGTATTTTTACTTCGGTCTTATTACATCAACTCTTGCCCTAACAACGATTCCGCAGTTCTTAGAATCTGGTTCTGTGTCGAATACGAGTATTCCGTCTTGTGCAAGTTTCATACCCATTTCTTGTGCCATTTTCCTATGGACAAAACCTGCTATATCCTCTCGACCTGCTTGGAATATATCAAGGTGTTTGCATACCTGGTACGTCTCTATCGGTCTGAAAGTGTAGGTGTTTTGAAATTCAACGGACGGTTCCGGCATTGGCATTGATTGATCTTGTAACTTTCTCTGTGGTCTTTTCCTCCAATGTGGCTTATTGTTTCTCTTTCTCTGTCTCATCATTGGTTTTACCATCTTTCTTCTGTTGTCTATCTCTTACACTCTTACTGCAAACACTCAAGATAACCATATTCAGATGATCGTTCTGCTTTCTGAGCTGTGTGTTCTGTTCTAAGAGCAGTTCATTCATCTGTGTGATTTCCTTTTTCACATCGTTGTTGGACTTTGCATCTTTCCAACTCACAAAGATATAAATTCCCAGTACCACAAACCATATAAGTGCAAAAATCAAATCTTTCATCTCTATTCCTCCGGCATATAATATAATCCATTGTCATAAAACTTCACGTCAGGATCTCTGTCCGCACTTTTCAGCAGAATCACATTTCCGTTTGCAAAGTTTTTCATTGAGTCCAGCGGTAACTCTGCATCTTTCAACATCATGTATGGGGAAAATAGGGTTTGCAGCATTTCATTGTAGACCTGATCTGTTCTTTCTTCCGTTCCGTACTTACCAATTACGGTATCGTCTGCAAAGATTTGTTTCCCATGCAATGAAATTTCTTTCACATTTCCCATGTTGATTGTCGTATTTCTATCCTGATTTACTATAAACATTACTCATCCTCCAACCATCTGTTATCCAAATAGCAGAATCCGTATACCGCCGCCCCTATAAAGACAATCCATAGCATCCAGAATCCGACTATCATCGCCGTACTGCTGCTTACCATGTAATCCACAGCACTATCTAACGTATCAGTCTGAATGAACGTGCTGCCATTGCTTATCGTGTTATCTTTCAGTTCTGTATAAATGACACCATCGTAGGCAGTGTCTATGACATAATACTTATATCGCACACGGCTTGATTTCTTCTGTGTGTCTATATGATAGTCTCCCGGCATGGATATTGTGCCGTATGGAAATTCAACGCCAAGAAATGATACCTTTTCGCTATGTTTTTCCCAACTGTCGTAATAATCCCACGAATAGTAAGTTTCCGTTGTGTAATATGTGTGGGATTTTCCATTTATCGTTGTCGTATGGGCTACCTGTCTGGTGTGTTGGTTGTAATGTTCCTCTCTGACTTCTATGTAGGCATATTCGCCATCAATATCAGAGTCAGTAACCGGATCTACAACCGACAGAGTTCCTTTTACAAACGCATTGCCTACATTGGTTCTCATTCCATACTGGAACTGTTCTGCGTCATTATCGATCTTAATTGCCTGATAATATTCCTCATTTTTGTTGTCGCATGAGGAAGAAATCTTTTCGCTGATGAAAAATCCACCCGTGAGCATGACAAGGATAATGACGATGCTAAACATGAGTTCTCGCACCGTCAAATCCCAACCACTGCCGGAGTAGATTATCGTACTCCATTTTCTCATAGGCTTATTCTCCAAACAGATTGCTTACCGGCTGCCTGTCCTCTGTGCTGTATTCCAGATATGAATAATTGATAACCTCATATCCCATCATTCCTAAGATCTGCTTATGAGGGAACTTACGCACATATTTCTTGTATGCCCGGACTTCATTGTTATAGGACTGTCTGTACTGTGCAATCAGATTTTCAGTCGTAGCCAATTCATTCATAAGCTCTTTATAATTTTCATTCGATTTCAGTTCCGGGTACTGCTCCGCAACCGCAGCAATGGAAGTTGTGACATTCTCAATATCCACACCGCCATTGTTCCTTGCGTCAACAACTGCCAAAAGCGTATCTGCCTCATGCTTATCATATTCTTTTACGCAGTCTGCCAGATTTTAGATGAGATCGGCTCTACGTTTCTCCTGCGTCTGCACATCGGAGTCTGCCGTAAGAACCTGTTCCTCTAACGAAATGGCTCTGTTGTTCGTTGTTACGAAAATTCCTGCAATCAGTAATACAAATGCGACTACAATGCCGACAATAATCCATGTTCCTTTATTTTTCATTGTTCTTGTCCTCCATCTTTAGCATAAATTTGTTTTCTGCCAGAACTATCCCTCCGGGAACTTCCGTAAAGATCGGTTCTGTTCCGTTGTAAATCTGAAATTCCACATCATTCCGGCAGACGGCATCTCCGCCGTCCATCGGAATAGCTGCCAGAACTTCTTTTGTATCGGTCTTATAGACCACCACCGTTGTCATATTGCACCTCACATGAAGTAATCATAACCAACACCATATTTTGCCATGATAAGACTCTTTGCCATTTCCTCTAGCTTCTGGTGTTCGGTCGCATCCAGATACACGCCCTCATAGGTTCTACCCTGGCATCCCATCCAATCGTACTTGCAATGCAAAAGTTCATGCACAAGATCCTTTTCCATGCAGTGTTTGAACAATGTATTGTTCTCTTTGTAATATTCATCGCTGAGTAACTGGATGTTTGCCTGACTGGATTCAAATATGAATGTGTTATATCCGGCAGCGTCAATTACCTCTTCTCCATTAGGGTTCATAATCTTATCCTTAACATGTGCCAGTATTAGCCACCCATCAAGGAATAATCTGTGTTGCCACTCTCTCAGGCACTCTTCTAACTGCTCTTGGTTTTTGAATATGTCTATCGGTTTTTCTTTCCCATCTCTCTTTTCAAGAGTTCCACAAGTATTGTTCTCGAAAGCCGTACCGTCTGCAACGGAAAAGCACCATTTATCTCCATATCTGCGACCGCACACATAATCCCCTATCTTTACCGGTATTTTGCATCCGCACTGATTTCCTATGTTGGTAACGATCACCAACCCACCTTTTACGGTGCTATGGTCTATGAAAAAGTTCTCTCCACTGGCAGTCATATAATCATCAATTTTCTTGCCGCAAGTAAGCAGATCGAACATTTCACGCTGATTTTCCCCAGTCCACATCATAGTTTTTACTTCATCCGGGGACTGCGGTTTCAAGTTCAAATTATCCATCATTCGCTCTCCTTTACTTTCTTGGCAGATTTTACCTTGATTTTCTTTCTACCGAACTGCTGATATACCAGAGCAGACGCATGAACACTGTCCGTGCTGCATACGGTAACAGTTCTGCGGATTGGTTTTCTCTCAATGGTTTCAAACACTACTTTGTACCACCGTTGTTTCATTGGTTCTGCCCTCCTGTATTCTCCCGTATATTCTTTCGCACTTTTCGGCGTGTCTGCATCTGATAGTCGTTAATGCCCTTTGTGTACGATCCGCCAATACAGTAATATCAACCTTATCAACATCAGCATCAAAATCAGGGCAGAAAGCGCAATAATCTTTCACTCTGAGTTCCATTCCATTATCCATGACAGCCCACCGCCTTTAACATACTGATTTTCTCTACCAGGACATCAACCGTTGCGTTGAGCTTGCTGTTCTTAATGCAAACTTCCTGATAGTTCTCATATAACTTTCCACCGTTCAGCATTTCAGTCTGTTCCTTGACTGTGGCATCCAGCTCTGCATTGAAACTTTCAAGCTGTTCAATCTGTTTCCTCAGATCATCATTCTCTTTTTCTACTTGCGCATTTCTTTCTTCCAGAGATTTCTTGTTTGCTTTCAGTTTTTCAACCTCGCTCGTAAGTTCTCCGAGTTTCTTTATCATTTCCTACTCAGACATGGTTCCTTTTTCCTCCGTCTCTTCTACTCCGAGAAGTACCTTAATCTGTTTCTTTGAAATGTGATATGCCATTGCAAGGGTGGCTATGGATTCCCCGGAAAAATACTTTTGCTCAATCTCTGTTTTCTTCACGGAAATATCCACACCATTCGTATTGAACATACGCTTGTAGCCGCCCTCTTCCAGAATTTCTACTATTGTCTGTGTGTCGCACACATTCAAGTCCGCAAGAATGGGTATCTGTCTCTTATGGTTCTTCGCCAAGCGGTAATCCATTAAGATTTGTCCCTTATCCATTCTTACCTCCCTGTTTTACCCCCCCCACAACGGAGAAAAAGTCCTCATATATCGCTTTGATAACTTCCGCATCGTAGAGTGCATTGTGTTTTTGACCTTTCGGCAAATCAATTCCTCTGTCTGTAAGGAGCTGTTCTCTCGAAATGTCAAAAGCTGCCTTTTCTGAAATATCAAGCATCGTTGCAATGTCCTGATTGATGTCGTGACAAGCCGGTGTAATAAACTCAGGCAACTTCATAGCGTTTCCTGCCAATAAGTCAATCAGTAACACCATATCGTAATGCGAGACATCTGAAACGAATACCGCAGCATAATCACTGTCAAAATTAGCGTCCATTTCAAGCCATTCCATAAGTTCGCAACAAACATCTGCCTTACTGCCGATTACAGTCGTTGTTTTATTGTCGGCTGCCAGACTTTCTTCTAACTCCGCATTGCCACTCAAAACCAAATGATCGAGAACATTCTTCTCAATCCATTCATCACACATACCCTCATCATAGTCCGTCAACTCTGCATAGAACCTATCTCCTGTGTCTGAGACAATTCCTATGCTGATAAGAGTTGTGTCCTTACGCAGACCAGTAAACTCTGTGTCAAAAAAATAGGTTCTCATGTGGTTTCCTCCGTTTCGTTTGGGATCTCCGGCACAGCTTCAAAATTCACTCTCAGATACCGTTCAAACAGTGAAGTGCAAACCATTGTGTAGCTGTATACTTCTTTGTCAAGAACCTCATCCTTGATAGAATCCGTAATCTGAGTCATCATAATTGCTGCCGGAGCTGTTGATTTCTCATTCTCAAATGCTTTCAGCATAATGTTTCCGTCATATCCTTTGGCAAATTCCCTCAGCGTCATTGGTTATTCCTCCGATTTCTGCGCCTTTTTAGCTTTCTTGGCAGCTTTCTTTGCCTCTTTTTCAGCCTGCGCCATCTCAGGAATGAACTCACGGAAGATATTGTTGTAATTTCCGTTGTTGCCGGCCCATTTCTTCACGATAGCCATAGCCAGACCGGCTTCCTCAGAATAGGTATCAGCCTTTTTAGGCTTACGAATGGTTACTTCCTTGCCATCAACAACCTTTTTCTTGATTTCCACATTATCCATGCAGTTTACAACCGTCTTTGTGCCGTCAGACCAAAATACGATTGTTGCCGGATTCTGGAACAGGACTTTCTCGATACCGTATGCTCCAATAGGCTTGTCCTCAACCATTGCTTCTACACACAGTTTGTCACAACGATACGGGCTGCCGCATACATGATTGATCTTTCCAGCGTAAGTCGTGCCGTCCTCGCACTCAATAGTTACTCTCTTAAATTTCTTGTCCGCTAAACTTCTATCCATATTGTCCTCCTTTAATCCTAAATCCTTAAAAATGTCTCCAAACATTACCTCTCCCGGAATACCGCAGCTTGCAAAGACCTGTTCCTGGAGCAACCCCATCTGTGCATCATATACTTTATCCATGGTCTTGCCTATCTTCTCAGTTATGCTTGCCACTTCCAAATCCTTCGGTCTGAGCTTCGGTGCTTCCATCCGCTCGTATCCCATCAATCTTGTGGTAAACAGCGGTGACTCCACACCGATCATTCGTGTTCTGCGTTCCTGCTCTACTGCTGCTACAGCCGTATAGTTTTTCTCGTCCGGGTATAATCCTTTCGGCAGTATCGGTGGTGTTTTCAGCCACGCACTGATTGGAAAATCGTCAAAATCCGGCATCGGTGGTGCTAATTCCGGTGGTTTCCAAGGATGTTTTTCTTTCTCGCCCATGTGTTTATCCTCCTATTTTCTTTTATAATTAAAGGTTTTCCCTCTAATTCCGCTCCATCAGATACATTGTTGGCTTAGATATTGCATAGCCGTTCTTCTCATAGGTGTGTATCGCTCTTGCATTGTCCGCATTGACCCACAGTACATTGCATCCGTACTTCTCATTGAGCATTGATACAATCTGGGTTCCATATCCCTTATCCTGATATGGTGGAAAGATGCTCAGTCTCGACAACATTTTTCCTTTAATCTCAACCTCTGCCTCTCCGATTTTCTCTCCGTCCACGAACAGCTCAATTTCCTGATACAGTTCGTTCTCTTTGAAACTAATTTCTCCCACTTGTGGTTATCCTCCTTGTTTTCATGTTGAAATTGTTCTCTATCTTGGCTTTCACGCAGTCATTTTTCAGATTGCACTTACCACACTTATCAAGATTTCTGTACGGCTCTATGCCGAAACACGGTCTGAATATCTTATTTATGGCAGACTGCTTCATAGTTACCTTGAAATCAATCTCGTAGCTCTTTTCCAGAGATAATCCGTCATATTCGGCATCTATGTCCGGGGCAGAAATCTCTTCCAACTGTTTCATATCTCCCAGTGGAATATCGTCAATGTATAAAGTTCCGCTTTTGGTTCCGTACATCATACTCAATCCCTCACGATTTCATAATACTTGCCCTCGCACTCCTTGGGTGCCATTGTTCCCCACCCATTCGGCTTACGCAATTCGTAGAAATTCCCTCTGTCTATGGCAAAGAGTTCTTCTCCTTTGTCGATATCCATTTCCATATTCTTCTCAATGTCGTTTACGACAATATCCTGCAAGAAACGTGCTATCATGTCTCTTTCTCCTTTATCACTTCGGCAAACGCCGGATTCTCATGCAGCTTTTCAGTAGGCCATCCCATGTGATGATACAGTTTTTCCATAAATTCAAGGCACTCTGCCTTGTCATATGTCAGTAGGAAACACAGTAATTGTTCTCTGTTATACATCACTGACGGTCCGGTTCCCATTTTAATGTAATCATAATCTGGGTAACGTACCTGAAACTCATTCGGTGCTGCTGCCAGTATCTCAAATTTCACTGCCGATCCGTGCGGTTCCCTTATGCAATGCCTGAATGGTATCATGTTCTATCCCTCACTCTCTTTTCCCACCGTTCGTGTTTGCGTGCCATCTGTTCCTCGTCTACGGTCAATGAAAGTTCTCCGGCACACTGTACGACATCCGTGTACTCTTCTCTGATATTTGCAATAGCATCTTTCTCTGTTACAGGTGTCGGATTCTCTTTTCGTATGATCCTTGCCATTTTGAGTGCTGCCTTTGCAAGTTCGGTACATTCCTCTGTAAGCTGTTCCAACATTGCAGCTTCGCCAATTTCTTCAATAATTTTCATTATCTCTCCCTCTTTGTGATAACTTTAAGTCTATCCAGTGAATATGTCTCCACTTTGCCATCTTCCAGAACGACAACCGCTTTTGTGCCAAGCAGGCTCGTGATTGTATCTATCCATGTTCCTTTTCTATTCTCACAGTGAGTACAATCTGGTATCTCATTGCACATATCAGCAATATCGTTACAGAATTTGCACTCTGCATAGCTTCTTGTGATTTCTACCGGTCTATCCATTTCGCACATCCTCCGATACGTCAAAATTCTCTAAATGCTCATATTCGACAGTTTCTTGTCTGATTTCAATTTGATTTTCGCTATGCGTTTCTGTTCCCTATCCATCTTTTTGATGCACTTATCCAACTGCCTTGCGTATGGACTGCTATTCGGGTCCGAGCACTCCATGATAAAAGCCTCTCTGTGTGGAGACTGATAAGGGCTTTTGTATCTGTATTTTTCGTATTCTCTTCTCTCTGCCACTATCAGAATCGCAATTTTCAATACAAACCACGCTGTATTGAGCAAAACTAACCCTACGATAACCGCAACAACCGTCTTTACCATCTCTCTACCTCCGTCTTTTACACTAAAAATTTCTCAATTCTTATCTCTCCGCATTTCTTACACCCACATCTGCATACATCGTACTTAAAACCGCTGTAATCATGTGCCGTCCAGCGGACTTCCAACACTTCCCACTCATGCTTGCACGGAAGAAAACACGATACTAAAATCTTGTCGAATAGCCTTTTATACCACGGTTCCTTGTGCCAAGACCTCTTTTTATTTTCCGGGGAATTTTTGGAATTGCTGTTTTCATTGCTCATCCGGTTTTACCTCCTATGAGGCGTAAGCCTCCGCCGATTTTTAATTTTTGCCTGTTATCGTTTCTACGTGCAGACGTGACGGCATCCTCATTATGAGGTCATTGCACATTTGATTCAGACGATGGTTTTCATCCGCAAGCGTATTTACCATGAGGTACAATCCCTCTTCTCTGGTAAGTTCTCCACACTCTATCATCTGCCATACTCGGAATACCGTTGCATTGTTTCTGATATGCGTTTCAGAGATTCCTACGGTGTATGCCTCTGTCATGCAGTCCGGTTGAACTTCCGCAGTGTGTCCTCTTTCCATTTGTCCCATGCGGTCTGTTTCTTCTCTCTGCATACTTCCGCCTCTCTCTGCTTATTCTGTGTTGCTGTTTCTTTGTTCTGTTCCATATTTCTCTCTTTCTATGCCGGTAGGCATCCGCCGATTTTGGATTTTGTGGTTTTGTAAAGTCCTCACTTTACTTTTGTTATTCGGATGCCGTGTTTATACTTACATTGTAAATTGGGTGGTTTACGGTAATAGGGTTCTTTGCCATTTTACGATTGGTGTGGTTTTGGGCTTTTTAATTTTTTGGGAACTCAGAGGGGTGAGTTGCCCCTGATCCGCTCCGCTCTACACCCCCGCCCCAGGGTATAAGCTGCCGGACCTGTCCCCGGATCTCCACACCAGAACCGCCGGAAACGTGCCGGAGTTCGTAAAAGTAAAAGAAAACGAACACGAAAACCGCATAAATACTATATATTTATATCTCCGTCCGTGTCTGCCGGATCTTTTCCGCTCATTTCCACCGGTAAACGCTGCGCAATCTCTGCGGCTGTTGGTAGTTCTGCCGCCTGCTTGCCTACATTCAGATCTATTTTCTGCGCTGCCTGCGTGTAGCCGTGGTTATTGTTCATATCTGTAGCGAATACGATCGGCGGGATCTTCCCAGCAAAGGCAAGTTGTTTCTTAAATGCGGCTATACTGGTTTTAAGTCTTTTTATTGTGTCAGAATACGCACCCGGGCGGGCTGTTTCCCAATTATTAAGCGTTTCCCTAGAAATCCCGGCAAAACTGCAAAAGCCTTCTACATCAGGCACCAAGCGCACACCCTCCGCCGCTCTATCCTTAATATATAAAATGTATTTTTCCGCTACCTCTGTAAACTCTTCTACTGTTTCCAACTTCCTAGGGCGTCCCCCTTTGTTCTGTACCTCTCCGCCCTCCGGCGTTTCCTCTGTCTGTAAGAATCCAGTTAAAAAGGCATCACACAAGGCCGCCGTTGTTTCTGCGTCCGTGGGTTCGTAGTCGCGCCCCTCCTTAAAACGTTTATAACTCTGCTTTCTCACGCCTTGCGCGTCTCTCTGTGCCGTTTCTTTCTTCTCTGTTGCCATCTCTGCGTCCTCCTTTCCTCTGTGCCCTCTGTGGCGGTCCTACGCTGTCACACGGGCAAAATAAAAAGGACACCGGGAAAAGCTGCTTTTTCGCTTCTCTCTGTGCCCTACGTTCTACTTTTTCGGCTATCCTTATTTATTTTATATGTGGATCTGCTCCGCCCTCCGGCGGCTCTGTTATTTCTATCTCTATACCGCAACCAATGGCGGCGGCGTATTTCTCCATATCGTCAAGCGTGAATTTATCGGCGTTTAGTCTCTGGTTTACGTTCTGCCGGGACACGCCCAGACGATCCGCCACCTCTTGCACCGATACCCCGCGCCGTTTCATCATAACGCGCATTTTTTCGCCAAAACTCAACCGCACCGGCTCCGCCCTCCTTTCTATTCTATACCCCTATAATATATAGGAATCTGCGCCGCCTGTCAAGTCTGCCGTTTACATGGTAAACACTGCGCCAGTATTTTCTTGCACTTTGTAAAGTGTACAATTTACACAACAAACCGCCCTTATTTTGTTTAGTCGGCTATACATATTTCACAAACCGCAATAATTTGTAAATTTTTCGCTTGACTTTGTAAAGAATATGCTTTACAATGCAAGCATAAAGAACGAACCGCAACGGACAACAACGAACCGCCGGACGTTCAATAGAATAAACGAGCGCAGGCAAGGGCGCACGGTGTACCCCAAAAGAACAACGCACCGCAGACCGGACCAAGGGAACCAACCCGGACCAAGGCAACGGCGGCGCGGCACTTATTAAGATGAGACCGAAACACACGCCCCACCGCCTCCGGCTTGTATCTCCTGTGAGGGCTGCCCCTGTGGTAATGAGTGCATATATCAGGCAAAAGGAAAATTGTAAACCTGTGCTAGGGTGTACCAATTCACACCGCACATATAAAAAAGATAATTAAGTTATTGGAAGTATGAAAGCACTTTGAAACTTTCAGAACCGCACGAGATCGGGAAAGCGGTATAAAACCGGCCCGGCATTGAGTGAAAGCAGTTACCACTTTTACAATGATTAACGCCCCCGACGCTCCCAGGGGAAAGCGGGAACCGCTCCGGAACTATTGAGCCGGGGCGATGGCTGGAACGAGTTGCCTATATACACGCAGCATAAAAGGGAATAGGACAGGCGAACCCCTGCAAGCCGCCGTCTGCAAGTCTGACGCAAACGACTTTGAAACAAAATAAAAAAGGGCGATCCGCTACACCTACCAAGCGACACGGACCGCCGCCACCCCTCCGGGGCTTGTCTCCTATTATAACAGGCTTTCCCGGATGGAACAACAGAAAAGAGAGGGAAAGACCATGACAGCAGAAAAGATTATTGATTCTTTAAAATTCACATTTGAAGAGGCAGACGAACAAAAGGACCTTTTTACACCGTCCCACGTTCTCTATAAATGCCGCATTATCAACCCGGCAAATAATCGCCGCTATACTTTTGATTATCAATGCAGCCCAAGCGCAACGCATGAGCCAACAAAAGAAGATTGTTTATATTGTCTCTTGTCTGATGCTTCTTGTGCTGATAGCTGCACAGATGAGGCGGACTTTTTAACAGAGTTTGGATATATTGACGGCGGAGCGGATCAGGTTCGCAAAGGCTTAAAGGCCTATAAGGCTTGCAAGCGTACCGCGGCAGCTATTGACCGTATTTTTACAGAGGACGAAAAAACCGCCCTTAATGAATATTACGAAAATTACTAATTGACAGAAACGAGGCGCGCGCCCTCCGGGGCGCTCCCTCTCAAAATATAGGAGGCTTATATATATGATTACATTATCAGAGGCGAAAGCCATTTATAAAACGGGCGGCAGTCATTTCTTCGACCGTGAAACGTTCAAATATTGGGGATCTCGTATAGAATCCGCTTTGTATAAAAACCGCTGTTTTGTTACCAGTGAAAACAATTTTGACGGCAGCCGCAGAGCTTACACCGTGCGCCGGTTCTCTCCTGACTTTCTGCATATTGAAACCGTGGGAGAGTTTCAACAGTACGCACTTAAAGAAACCGCCAGAGAGGCAGCAAAGGAGGCCTAAACCATGAACAACGCATATATTAAAAATCTTTTATCTATCAACAAAAAAGCTTTTCAGTTTTTGCATGATGTCGAGGGCTTCGACTTTAAAAAGCCGTATTTTATCACACAGCAGCCCGGGAAATTTACCGCAAACACAGTTAAAAAGGCAGTAGCCGAGGCAATGAACCCGGCAGCCTGTAAAATCTCCGTTTTTATTGTTCCTACCGCTTCGCGATGTCTGCAAGATTTATACTTCGCTGTGCTTAAACTCAACAATTTTTCAGCTTGTCGCCGTGATGGTGTTAGTTATTGGAATTATAGAGTCGCTGCCCCTGGTCTTGATATAGATTATTGTTTTAATATTAGAGACTTTGAGGAACTGCGCAAGAAACAGACCGAAAGCGTTTTTATAATCGCCCAGGATAAAGGTTATATAAAAGAACCGAAAACAAAAATATTTGATGTTTCCCGGCGGTATGCCATGAACGATGCCAGAAAGAGCGCAGACGGACGCGGAAACAATTATATAAAATCCTTAGTATTGACCGCCACGGATGGCAGCGGCGCACGTTTCACATACGAACCATATAACACATTTTACGGAAACGAAAAACGATCCGCGGATATTGCGGACCATATCGACAAAAGCGGCTACTTGTTACGCCCTCACCGCTTCGCATTGATGGAGAGAGCGGAAACATTGAGACGGACCAGAAAACAGGCAGAGGCCGACAACGCCGACTATACAAAAGAGATAGCCGAACTGCAGAAACGCATTGACGCAACTAGAATTTTATTATCTAACGCCGTTTTGAATTGTCAGGACGCAACCGCGGCGCGTGGCGTGTCTAACAAGATGAATTATTTTTCTTATGCTCTTTCTTACTTTGAGACATTCAAAGAAAAAATAAACAGCAAGCGTTATGCAAGTATTGAGCGCATCAATTCAGATATTGAAGATATAAAAAATAAGTTGGATCATTGCGCAGAGTAAGGCGGACGGCGGCGGATCGGCCGCCCCGGCTCCGCCGGATATATTGAGAGATCGGAGGCTTTAGGATGGCTTATAAATATCTGAACCGCTCCGCAGTATTGGAACATCTGCAAGAGGGGCAAACAGTAAATATTGATGAATATATAGAAAAGTTGCGTTTTTTTAAGAAGTACACCGACAGCCAAGGAACCTATATAACGGATCGCCGCTATATTGAGTATTCAGAAATCGGCTTGCACTATTTCAAGTATGATACATTGATAAAATTCTTCGAGGATTTCAAACATAGAAACAACGCAAAACGTATATTGATAACATTCAGCAAAAACCACCGCTTACAATGTGAGCCGGTGCAGGATTAAGGAGGTCTTTATATTATGGGATGGGATTACACACACGCTACACACTACACCAGAACCGGAGCTATTGACAAAAAGGCAGAAATTGACGAGCTTTACACCTGGCAGAACGACACGAAAAAATATGAGGTTGTCCGCTCTTGCATGGTTGGGGCTACATATTACGCCGCCGTAAAAGTAACCATATTGAGCACCGGAGAGGCTGAGACATTCGCCGCTGTTGCATTGACGCACACCAACAGCCGGGATTATTTCAACTTTGGAGTTAAGACAATGAAGGAAAGCTCCGGACCATGCGAAGATTATTGCCCGGCCTCTATCCTCTCTCTTCTCTCCCCTACTGATTCAGAGTATGCCAATAGTTGGCGTGATAGATGTAGAAAGAACATTGAAGCAAAGAAAGATCCGCACGCATTGAAAAATTTACCTGTCGGCGCAGTGATCCGCTTTACTCTCCACACTGGGGAAAGCATCGAACTATTGAAACACGCCGCAGCGTATCAGTTCAAACGCCCTTTCTGGTTCTGCCAATCATCCGGCCGTTATATGCCAGTAACCAGGATCCCGGTAAATTATGAAGTAGTCACAGCATGAGGAGGTATTTATATTATGGCAAAATTTACGAGATACAACAACCCAAGCAAAAGAAAACACCGCCGGACATTGAGCCGGACGGATGCGGACATAATCGCAGCTAAAAACATGATTGACGATAGACAAAACGGCGTAGAGTTGCCGCTTTCATTCTACGACGAGCAGAGTGACCGCATGAGCGGAAAACCAAGCAGGAATATATATTGATAAAATAGGAGGATAAGAAACCATGAATAATACAGCATTGAGAATTGAGAACGGTATGAGCAGTTTTGAGTTACTGCAGGCCAAGGTGTCAAGCCTTGAAGCAACGGAAAAGCGCATGAGCATTGAAGAGGATCGCCGCATGGCTGCCATTGATGCAATGGATCGCACCTATAACAATCCATCCACACCACGCCGCACACGTTTTGAGCTTTCTATTGAGCTTCCTATTCAGCGTGAGGCGTTGAAGAATTACCACAATGAGCGCAGCCGGGTATCTGCCGAGCTTCGAGGATTGAGAACGGCTATTGACCTGATTCTGACCGTTTCCAACTACGGCGGAGAGGTTACACCAGGAAACCGCCGATTGATTGAGAGTATTTTAATCTAATCCGTTACATTGTAACGATATGTAACACGTTGTAATATGGAGGTAACGTAAATGGGTAACGTAGTAATGAGCCTTAACGATAGAGAATTGACCTTGTTAAGTGATGGAATCTTGGCGATGATTGGGAACGCAGGACAGGCAAAAGGCCTTGTGCGTGATACAAAATCACAGGACGCTATTGACTCCTACATGAAAGAGTTGCAGAGATTGAACAGCAAATTGTGTAATGCCGGCATCCGGTAAAGAAAGGATTGAGAACCATGAGAAAGAAAAGCGTATTTATCAACTGTATGGAGGCATTGACCGCAAACAGAAAACACAGCGAGGCCCGCGCACTTCTCAATGCAGGACTGAAAGAGTCCGCAGAGAGACAGACCGCTACCACCGCTCCGGCGTATGAACTTACAAAGCCGTATATCTTCCCTGCCGTTGATGGCAATATGACTTATCACACCTCATGGGGATCTCATGGAGTAAAGAACGAAGCCGAAACCGTATTGAGTGTATTGAACTCTTTCCGCCTCCGCTCCACCCTTGCAAAGATCAACCAGGGGCCACGCCTTACACAGTATGTTATTGAACCGGCTCCCGGAACTCAGGTGCAAGCTATTTTGAGACATGAAAAGGAATTTCAGGCAGCCTTACATTGCAACGCCTCTTTGAGATTTGATAATGGCTATGTGTATATTGAGGTTCCGACCGGTACAGAAACCGTGTTCCTGGGCGATATGCTCATTGATAATGAGTACCAGTCCACCGATGGTTTTACAATGGCAATCGGCATGGCGGTTGATGGTTCTAAACATTATATTGATATTGCCAAGGCTTGCCATATCCTCATTTCTGGTATGACCGGATCTGGTAAATCAATCGTTCTGCATAACCTCATCTTGTCTCTATTGATGAAAAAGAATCCGGCACAGATGCACTTATATATCATCGACCCAAAAGCAACAGAGTTTGAGTATTACAAGAATCTTGCAGCGTGTACGGTTGTATCTGAGGTAAATGGTGCGGTTGAGCTATTGAAGAGTCTTTGTATTGAGATGGATCGCCGCTACTCCGTTCTTGCATCTACCGGTTGCCGTGACATTGACAGCTACAATGCGAAGTTCGCAGATGCTCCTATGAGACGTGACATAGTTTTCATTGATGAGTTATCAGACCTTATGAGCATGGGTGGAAAATCCGTTGAGGGACATATTGTAAGAATCGCACAGAAAGCCCGTGCCTGCGGCATCCACCTTGTAATCGCTACACAGTACCCGGTTGCAAAGGTTGTTACCGGATTGATTAAGGCGAATATGCCTACAAAGATCTGTCTCCGTGTTGGTACAGTCACAAACTCTATGGTTGCATTGGATATGGCCGGCGGCGAAAAGCTCATGGGACATGGCGATATGCTCTTTCTCCCTAACGGTTCTCTTTCCCCGGTAAGGTTGCAAGGTGGGTTTGTATCTGAGACGGCAATCAACAATGTCGTTGCCGGTTTGATGAAAAATCAGTAAGTAGGAGGATGGTTAGAATGGCAGGAAAGACAACAACAGCTTGTACGCATGAACAGTACGAGACTATCATAAAAACTTTATATGAGGGCATTGGAGACTGCATACAGCCTAATCCCAGGATTGCTACGATCCTCGTTATTGAGGCGAATGTAGGATTGCGTATTGGAGATACACTCTCCCTCCGGCGTTCCTCTTTTATCAAGACACCATCCGGTCACGCTTTTAATATTATTGAGCATAAGACCGGAAAGGTTCGCCGTTTCAAGGTTCAGGAACAGGTCTACAACTTCCTCCTTGAATATGCGGACTCTGAGGGCATTGAGGGCGATGATCTGATATTCCCTATCGGTGTCCGGGCAGTGCAAAAGCATCTGAAAAAGGTTTGCGACTGGCTCGGTCCTGGGTATGAGGATATATCCACCCATTCGTTCCGTAAATACTTCGGAACAGAGATTTACTACAAGAACGGAAAGGACATTGAACTGGTCCGCCGCCTGTATCAGCACAGTTCCGCCGCCGTTACGGCTCGTTACTTGGGTGTTACGGACGAAAAGATTGAACAGGCATTAGATTCCCACGTTGATATTATTTACCGCCCCAAATGAGGCGCATATATAGTAATGGTTCCTTATAAGATTTGTCTATTTGAGTGTCGTGTAACAGGTTTCTGGCAGTTTTTAATGTGAAAACTGCTGCCGGTATGAGGGTTGATAACGGCATACACCATCCCTTTGTTGGTTGACAGGTTTTCCGGCTTTAATGCGAAACCGGATAAGGATAGTGGGATCTCCTGACATTCGCGTATCTCCGGCGGAGCGCACGATGCCGCTTGATAAGAACGTGTCCAAATAGACAAATGCTATAAGGAACCATTGAAGAAATGGAGGTCTTAGGCATGATTGATATTACAAACTGCAATAAAATCATAGTCGATACCATCGGGAAAACAGAGAAGATCATTGAATGGTATCAGCAAAATAAAGATTGGTTGGATGCCGAAGAGTTCCGCATCCCCATCCCCTCCGCATTGGTTGAGCTGCCGGAGGAAGATATTAAATTCTATTATGAGCAAGAGGGTGTATTCGTCAGGATGCATCTGTATATGGGTGGCGTGTATGTCTGCAATTATCGGTATGATCCGAAAACTCAGGAAATCGAAAACATTGTCTTTCCTGCCGGATTAAGCAAAGAGAAACGAAAGGTTGCCCGGATGGTTCTTGCCGCTGACAGAACGCCATACAAGGAGACATTGAAGTTCCATTCTCTCATGTGTTTTGCAACTCATTACCGCAACTGCATTGAGACTACGGAGCAGAAAGAGAAACGCATTTCTCATAAGCATCGAAAAATCCTGCGCCGTTCCGGCGGTGCTACACCACTGATAACCACATACCGCATTGATAGCAGACCTGTTCCTGCAGACGGTACAAAAAGGCACTACACAAAGCCTACCGAACAGGTAAGTGTGAGGGGATTTTACCGAACTACCAAAACCGGTAAGCGTGTATGGGTTCGCCCTTTCACAAAATACAATGGAAATTCTGGAAATAACAAAACATACAAAGTATAGGAGGATCACTATGAGTAATTTGAAAGTTTATGCAAAAACCATCGAAGATGAGGCTTTGGAACAGATTAACACTCTTCTGTCTCAGGATGCCTTTAAGGACTGTAAGGTTCGTATCATGCCGGATGTTCACGCCGGAAAGGGATGCGTCATTGGCTTTACTGCGGATCTCGGAAACAAAGTAATTCCAAACATCGTTGGCGTGGATATTGGATGCGGTATGCTTTGCGTCAGTTTAGGGCATATGGATTTTAATGCTGTTACATTGAATACTTTAGATCGTGTTATCCGCACCTATGTTCCAAGTGGGAAAAATGTGCATGATGGGCGGAAAATGCGTTTTGAAGAATTGAAAGAACTTTATTGTTACCGGGAATTAAAAGATACCAAACGTCTCGAACGCTCTATTGGCACTCTCGGCGGCGGCAATCATTTCATTGAGGTTGATGTTGCAGAGGACGGTTATAAGTATCTGATTATCCATACTGGCAGCCGCAATCTTGGGAAACAGGTGGCAGACTACTATCAGAACCTTGCCTATGAGTTGATGTGCGGTAAGGATGATTTGTATGATCGTCAGGAAAAGCTCATTGCCGACTACAAAGCCGCTGGAAGAAAATCTGAGATTGAATCCGCAATCAAGGAGCTGCGCCGAAACTTCCGTGCTGTCACTCCGAAATTGCCGAAAGACCTCTGTTATTTAGAGGGTAAGTACCGTGAACAGTATCTCCATGATATGAGGATATGTCAGAAGTTTGCCTACATGAACCGTGTTATGATTGCTCAGATTATATGCAATCACATGGGATGGGGTGTTGATGCAGATATGCCGGACTTCTTTGAGTGCATCCACAATTATATCGACCACGACTCCAACATCGTCCGTAAAGGTGCTATCTCTGCCAAGTACGGAGAAAAGGTTCTTATCCCCATCAATATGCGCGACGGATGTATTCTCGGAACCGGTAAGGGAAATGAGGATTGGAACTGTTCTGCGCCGCACGGAGCCGGACGGATTATGTCCCGGATGAAAGCAAAGGAAACTCTCAGCATGAGAGACTATTCACACTCTATGGACGGTATCTACACTACTTCTGTGTCAGAGGAAACCATAGATGAGGCACCGATGGCATACAAGCCTATTGATGAGATTGTGGAATGTATTGGAGAAACCGTTGATATTCTTGCGATTCTGAAACCTATATATAATTTCAAGGCAAGCGAATAATGTGGCATTGATAGACACATTGATGTATAATAGACTAAACATTTATATAGGGAGGATATGTCTATGAAGATGAGATATTTTGCCATGCTGTTACTGTCTGCCGTTCTTTTGACTGGTTGTGGTGGCAGTACATCTACCAAAAATGGCACTACTGCGGTCACGACTACGACAGAAAGTAAAGACAAAACAGACCTTGCAGATTTGATGAGTACGCAGGATTATTCCTGTACTGTGGATGATTCTTTTATGTATTACGTTATGTATGTAACAAACAATTCAGATAAGGTTGTGAGTATTGATCTGAATGTGACCGCATTGGATTCTTCCGGCAGTATGGTTGGTTCTTCCAGCGATGGAACAAAAGCGGTTGCTCCAGGGCAAACAGCCGGTATATGGACCACATTTGATGAATGGGATAAGATTGATAGTTTCGATTACACACTGTCGGTATCAGAGGAAAAGGAATACTCTCCTGTCTATTCTGACTTATCCGTTGACTACAATACTACCGACAGCGGCATTGTTGCATCCGTGACAAACAACGGAACTTCCGCCGCAGATTATGTATGTATGGATGTGGTGTACCTTAAAGATGGGAAGATGGTTAATTTTAGCGAATTATCTTTTATGGATGATAACCAGGAATTGCAGCCCGGTACAACTCTTTCTCAGGAGGGCACTTGCTACTCCGATTCTGGTTTTGATGATGTAGTGATTGCCATAAATGGCAGAAAATGATTTAAGGCAGAGGTTTTATTCCTCTGCCTTTTCTATGAGTTCCCATGCCTTTTCATCGCCAAATTCTTTCCTTACGGTTTTCCATAATCTGAGGTACTTCTTGGATTCTCTGTCCCTTTCAGTCCTTGCCTTATCAATCTGACTTCTGAGGCGGCTTATATACTGCTCGTCCTCTGTCTGAATCAGCTTATCTGAGTCACGGTACAGTGACCGGATCATACTTTCTTTGAGCATTTCCACCCACGGCGTAGATACCTCTGTACTGCGCCCATTGATTGAACGGCGTGTTTTATATTCCCTATCGGATAAATCCTGTTTCTTGGCTTTCTTGGCGCAGTAATCGCCAATATACACACCAACCCAGTCTGGGATCTCTCCTTTGACCTGATCGTAAAGTTCTCTGGTAAGCACATAATAGTTGTAGTGACCTACGAACGATTTAACTGCTGCACTATGGAAATCTGCCTTTGATACCTTGACCTCATAGCATCGGAAAATGCCCTTTGTGTCGTATGTCATGTAGTCCACACGCTCCTTGCCGCCATATCCTATTGTTACCTCATAGCAGCCAAATGTCCCCATTTTGTATGTGGCTCTTCTGATTGCCTTTTCCAATGCTACGGTTTCTGCGGTTTTCATTTCAGATCCTCGATTGAGAACACCAGACCTACGCAATAAATCTCTCCATCTTCCCAAATATCAAATCTCTCACAAGGAATTTCCGTCTCATATGTCCACGTTGCCGGAAGTCCGTCCCTGTTCATGCCATCACACCAGACAGCATCTATCCAGTTTGCACGTTCTTCTCCCTCCTGATCCACACCGTTTCTGTCAAAGTATACTCTTCCTCCATCGAAGCAACCGCCCTCATCATAGATTGCCCCATCAAACTCCATGAGATCATCAGATGCACCGTAAACAATAACCAGACCGCTTTCCTTTGCTTCCTGCTTCACATCGTCAAAACTATCTCCGTATGCTCTCCCATTGAGCTTTTCTGCCAATTCTTTTGCTGTAATCATCGCATATCCTCCTTAATCTGTATATACCACTATTCTCTGTCCCTCCATTCTGTAACCAAAACAGAGGTTTCCACCGTCTGCTATGATTGCACAGTCATGGTCAGACAGATTATTCACGTTTCCGATAATCTCATAATATTTACAGGCATATCCGCTTTCTCCGCTCATAATAACGGTTTTCTTAGAAAGAATCTTATTCCGCTGTTTCTCTGACATACAATCCCATTCATACGGATATACCACAACTGCCTTGTCCTTGATCTTTTCGTACTCCTTGAACCATGTTTTAATCATCGGCTGACTCCTTTCTTGCATATTTGCACCCTGAGAAGTTGGTTCCGACATCAAGAAACATATCCAGAATGATTTTCTCGCTCTCTCCGCAGAAATTTATATGTCCTGTCTTTGTGTGTTTAACTATCAGCTTTTCACAGTTAAGGCAGCACGCCTTTTCGTTCCGTTCCTCGAACCTCTGCAAAGCCGTCTTATTCATTCTGGTTTTCTGCCTTTCTGAAATGATCCGCAATTTTGCAGATTGTAGCATCTCCGACTCCTTTGATTGAGGAAATCTCTTTGAGAAATTTGTTAATATCCGCTCCGCCGGAGGACTTTTTACCCTGATTAAAACCCTCACTTCTGGCTTTCTCCACTCTGTCCTCAACATAATGTACCAACTGCTCATCTGTCATTTTCCGCATCTTTACGGCTTTTTCGTGAATCTTATCCTCGTCCGCAGTTCTGCGGCAACTTCTTTTCTTTGCCATTGTGATCCTCCTATCTCATGTATGTTTCAACAATGCACGCATCGTCCTCCGGTGTCCTTGGGAACTTAAAAATAAATCCGGCTGACATTACATCATTTTCGCATCTTTTAAGGTTTTCATATTCGCAGTAAACATTCGTTGGCCGATTCTTCTCTCCGTCCCATACTCTTGCCACCACTTTTCCCGGAAAGTCTTTCGGGCTGTCATATATCACTACTAGCGGCACTTTTATATCTGAATAGTCCACCAGATTAAGTGTCGGTACTCTCTTATACAACGGCGTGTTCTGTTTTGCTAATTTCTTCTGTTTGTTCACTCCCATACCTCCTGTAATTCCACATGGAATGATTTCAATAGTTCATCGTCCATATTTGACATAAATGTTCTGTACGATATGTCTGGCTTATTTTCCATAAACCACTCTACCGCCTTTTGATTTCTGGCTGTTCTGGTAGATAGATTTCTCCAATTATCCTGATACCGAACCCGTTTCAATTCTCCGTACCATACAAGAAATCGTTCTCTCGTGCCATTCCTATCAATCCTCATAGGCACATACGGATCAACAATCTCGTAATCTATCCGCCGGACTGCTGCCGGAACTGCCATAACCCACATTTCTCCTGTGGCAACGGCATCCGGCACTTTATCCGCTATCTGCTCCGGCATGAGGATAGCATCACTCTCTATGTAATACGCATGGATAACAACCGGCACACCGATTCTTGCCATGTTGTACGCCACTGTCCCGCCTTGCGGCATCGCCTGGATTGCACTCAATATGTTAGGTGCTACGCATATCCTCGGAGTGGTGTTATCCTCATCCGGGCAAATCTGTTTCGGAACTCTCGGAACAAATCTCTCTACTTCATCAAATGAAACGTGAACCAATTTACTGTTGCTTCTTTTTCCTCTTTGCTTCATCCTTTTTCCGTTGGCGTTCCTCCCAGTAGGGATGTTCCAACCTTTCCAGTCCAGTGCATCCTATCTGCAGGCACTTATGGACTTTCATTTGCTTCGTTGATAGATACCCTTTATGTGTTTTGCAGTACGCTACCGGCGATTTAAGCATATTCTTATCAATGCTCTGGAATAAATCAGGCATGAATAAGGGCTTTCGGAAACTCTTGAATGAGTTCTTCGCCCCAAATGTCCGTGAGGCTCGGTTTCATAAATACCGGTATGTTGTACTTTCTGCACTGCTCCACAATATTTTCAATCCATTCTCGTCTTGGTATGACTTTATCTTTTCTGCTGCCAGTCTCAGCTCCTACGATTATCCACTCCGGGATGTATGATTTCTCACTCAGCTCTCCGAAGTCTGCCAGTATAGGCTCTACTGACAAAAACGTATGGAACTCATAGTGTCCGTCCTGCCCCATATACTCCGTATCTGGATCTGTGACTGTCGTTCCGTACCACATATTATCTCTGAGTGGTAATTCTCCGTAACGATGCAGCTCCATATATCTTCTGGGATTCTTCGTGAGGAAGAGGTAATTATGCTGTGGAGCTTTCTCACAAGCATTAAACACTTCCCTGATCCATCTATCAGGAACCCACTCTCCAAACACATCCGACATTGAACCGACAAAGATATTTCTCTGCCTCTTTTTGTCTCTGTATTCTCCCATGCGGTATCTGTGGATTGTCGGCACAAATCCATGCGGATAGGCACATCTGAATTGTTTTCCGGTCTCATCATCAACATAATACGGTTGCTCATTGATCTCATAAGTTTCAGAACCATCGTCTCCGAGTTTGTATGTCTCAGGTTCTACCAGATGGCATCCTTTCCGTGATACAAAGCGGTTTGCAATACCTCTAGCATAACAATAAGGGCATTTATGACGGCAGCCGGTAATCGGATTCCATGTGCTGTCAGCCCACTCTATTTTCGTTTTATCCAAGTCTCTTCCTCCTACCTGTGTATTTCCCTACATGATTGATATAACCGCAATAACAACACTTTACCTCGTCTCTAAGGCGGCTCTTATAAATCTGATTTCCACAGCATCCACAGTCAAATTCTTGCGGATTGATTTTCTTTTTCTTCATAAACGCATCACTCCTTTGGAAATAATTTGTCATAAAACCATTCAATATCACGGCGAACCTTAAAATATCTAAATTTATCCTCTTCGCTCGTGCTTCTTACACTGATATACCCGTGAAAAGCATTTACCTCTTCTACTACCACCGGAAGCTCTGCATATTCCGTCTTTAACATCCACTCACTTCCGAGAGGGTATTTATCGAATTTTGAATAGTCGATCTTTTCGTCCGCATGAAACGGAAGATCGTATTTTCTTTTATCCACAGCTAAATCGTCAATATAGCAAGTGGCATACACTTTTCTTGGATTGTTACCATATTTTTCAACGTTTTCCGGCAGATTATCATTGACCGCATCGAACTCTAAGCCAAATTTACTGCACCAGTCCACCGCTTCTTTCAGATGTTCTTCCACTCTGCAAGTCCAAAGGATCACTTTTGCTCCCTCTGTTCTGCGTTGAACAAGATGCTGTATCAGTTTTTTGTTCGGCGCGCCAATTCCGGGCCACTTACTTTCGCAGAGTGTTCCGTCAAAATCAACCGCGTAAATCGGTACAAAACTACTCATCTCCATTCCTTTCCATCCCTAAATCGAACAGGGATAATTGTGCTTTTTCTCTTTCCAACCTCGCATTTGAAACCTCATACATCTCGGTGTCTATCTCAAACCCTACAAACCTCACGCCGGTTCTGTGATATGCGATGAGACTTGACGCAGATCCTACATGGGTGTCAAGCACCACCCCCCCCGATAGCTTAAAAGCACCTACGAGATATTCGTACAATGCTATTGGCTTCTGGGTTGGATGGATGCGCTTCTCTGAATTTGTTCCGCCAGTGTTTGAGTATCTGAACAGTTTTGCCGGGAGATTGTAAGAAGTCCACGCAATCTCCGCTTGTGAAAAGGCATCCCACGGCTGCACCTTATCCCATACAACAAAACACTTTGTTGGTGGCAGATTGAAATAATTTCCGCCCCATATAATCTGATTTTTCGATACGCGAAACAATTCTTTGAAGTATTCCTCCGTTGGCGGTTTGCTATCCCATTCCTTTACCTGTCCACTCCGTTTCAATCTGCTTGCGGTGCTTTCGGATGGATAACCGTTCTTCGTCCGGCTCTTATTGGTTCCCATCGCCATGTTCGGCGCATTGATTCCGTATGGTGGGTCTACGATTGCCACATCAAAGTATTTATCAGGGAAAAGTTTCATGCCGGCCATACAGTCCATGTTGTAGTAACCAAAATCTAATTTATCCACTTAATAATGCTCACTCCCTTATAACCTTTTTGAAACTCATACCACGCATACGCAACTGCACTTCCGCCTCCGGCTTTCATTTCCTCAAACATTCCGTTTTTGGCGCACAGAATACGGCTGCGTGACACATATACATATCTCGGAGGGTATTTCTTAAACAGTTCGCCTCTAGCCTTTCCCTCCAAAAACTGTAATTTAAGAAACATGAACACTTTTCTCCCGTCCGGTATGATCGTCATTGCGTGTTCAATAAACTCTTTCGCGTACTTATATGGAGGATTGGTAAGAATATCGCCATCCCACATTTTTGTTGTCTGCAAGAAGTCTATTCCACCCTCTCCATACCCTCTGTCGATAAGATCCGTACTGCGGACCTCATAACCGAGTTCTATGAGACGTTCTGATAAGTGTCCTTGTCCTGCAGAGCACTCCCAAATCTTATGATTCAGTTCTGCCCCCCCCTGTAACAATGCGTCTACTGCGATAGGGTCTGTCGCATAGTAGTCGTTAATCTCTCTTTCTTTCTCTGTGTGGTTGGATGCGCCAAGGGTTGTAAAAATACTCTTGCCGTTTCCGGTCCAATCTTTTCCCATCTCTGATCTCCTTATAAATATCCAAATCTATAACCATATATGGATTCTAGTTCTCCGCGGCATACCTTACCGACCGAGTTCGGCGGTAGGTTGTACAGTCGTTCCGCCTCCCGACATGAGAAAAAGATTTCTTCCTCATCGCCTATGCAGATAACCATTCTGTGTTTCCCTGGCTTGTCCTTGCGGTTTCCGCACTGTACGCCCTTATCCGCCCATCTGAGGTTGTATATGCTGTTGTCAAACCTCTCCATGTTGTTTATATGGTCTACGGTGTCATACCGCCGTCTATCGCCCATGAAGAAAGTCTGCATAACAATCTGGTGTCTCTTAAACCGTACTTGGTTTCCGTCCATATCTGTGAACATACTGGAAATATCGTATTTATCTCCGTATGCCATATTGCAGAGGATTCCGTTTTTTATAAGTCTCCCAAATGTTGATATGTAGCAGTTGATGTTGAAATCATGCACACTCTTTACTTCCAAATTCTCATCAAACTTAACAAGCTGTGTGACTTTTCTCCATGTTTCTTCCTTGTCCGGGTACTTCCGGCGGATATACTCAAAAGTTTCTGTTTCTCTCATACTCTCTCAAATGTGTAGATTGAATTTCTGGTTGTTACCTCAATGTATTTTCCTCTATCCTCGGTCTTGAATCCGATAACTGTACTCGTAACAATCATGCCGACATACGGTGTTCCATCCGGCTGAGCCAACCATTCAATCATCATGGCATCTCCGTTTCTTGGAGTGGGTTTCTTGCACATTCTCCCTACTCTGAGAGGGTATCTGCCCTCAATTCTCGGATTGCCTTTTCTGTCTGTAATTGATACAACTCTATAAGTTTCCATGGCAGCCTCCTTAATAAAGATTCCACAAAAACAGTTCTTCGTTTTCTGCCGGATCGCACTTTTCTTTCCATTCCAGTTTTCTCACTACATCCCATGTTTTCATGCAGATATTAGATAAGTCGTACCTGTCGTACACCCTCTTGTCGATAAACAGGCGCATATCCAAGTCCTCATCGTAGAGATTGGAACTCATGTATTTCAGATTACGAATATCCTCATCTGTGGCTTCTGCATGGACTGTTACTGTGATACCATCCAAGTGTTTTAAAATTACCGGATGATCGTCCATTGTCAGACAAGCCGTATAAAGATAGATTTTCTGTCTCTTATTCTGCTTTCTGAGCATTTTAATGACTGTGTAGAGTTGTGCCGGATTTATCATAGGCTCTCCGCCGGTAATCACAACTTCCTCATAGTCCTTTAATGCCGTGATACCGCCAATCACTTTCGCCAATGATGTGTAGTCCAATTTGCTGTTGCAGCACCCCGGGCACTTCCGGTCGCACTTTGATGTGATAATTACTCTCGCTGTCTTTTTCATCTTTCCTCCTTAATCCATGCCGTCATAAAGGCTTTCAGATAATTCAACCTGTTCGTCTGTCAAATCCCTAAGTGCATTGATTATCTTCATCTTTGTTTCTTTGCATGGGAAATATCCGTACTTTGCATATCTCAGCATCCGTTCAAAAGTGCTCATTGGAAATGGAATATCTTTATCAATTACAATCCGTTTAAGATGTAGATGTTCAAAAAACGCATCATCCATCAGGATTTTGTACTCAATGTGTGTTTCCGGTATTCCAATTTCCTCTAAGAAATGCTCATCTTCCAGAGTTTCAAACGGAAGTTCTTGTCTTTTCGCTACCGCACCAGTTTCATCCTCTACTTCCTCTTTGTAATATGCGAACTTCGTGATTGTGAAATCGAACTTATTCAGAATTTCTTCCGGTTTTCCAAATATTTTGCAACAAAGTTCAAGCACAACACCTGTTTCAATGTGTTTGTATGCCTTTACATTGTCGTTTTCGTAGTGGAAATGATATTTCTCATCTCTTACATCGTCTCCGTCATATCCTGGTGTCTGACTGTCAAAATACTGTACCGCATCATCAAAATCGCTTTCATTCTCAAAGAAAATATCAAGGTCCTTTACCTTTTCTTTATTGAATATGTTTTTGAAACATCCTCCACATATAAATCCTTTATGACCGGTCATGTACTCATCAAGCCAATTTAATATCCAGAAGTTTTCTCTGTCTCTCTTTATTAGAGCCATGTTTCCTCCTATCTCCGTGCCATTGCTTCCTCGTATAATCGTTTGTATACGTCCCTCTCAGCAGTTATCTTTGCAATTTCCAACTGTGTCTCAACGTCCGGCATCTCCACCTTTTCTGCAATAGGTTCAGGTTCTTTCTCATCTGGCTTCACTGCTTCATTTGCAGCTTCCGCCCACTTCTTTACCAGATCATTCGATTTGATGTTAATTCCAATGCCGATGCTTACCGCCAACGCTGCATCGATCTTTTTCATTTCTGCCATAGAACACTGTCCTATGTAATCTCCAACCTTATCCTTGTTTACCGTATCAATCTGCTCGCAAAGCACGGTGGACGGATATTTTGAACTGTTGATCTTAACGTGTGTCGGCAACGGTTTCTTTTCCTGAGTGGTAAGGTAAACCACTTCCAATATGGGAGCCGCATTGTTTCCAATGTCATTACTTATGATTACCGCCGGTCTACCCCCCCCCTGTACATTTCCGCTATATTCGCTCTCGTTGCGGATATAGAAGATTTCCCCTCTATAAAACTCTTTGCTCATAGTGTCCTCCTATTCGATTTCATCCTCCTGCGGCATCTCGAACACTCCAAGCGGTTGATCTGCCACATATTCACATACTAAGTCTCTGGGGTTTTCATCCTGTCCTCTTTCAAACAGCAAATTCATGGTGTAGCAGTCCATAAGCATCGAAATCGCCATTCTGCATTTTTCTTTCGTAGAGTATCTGCCAATCACTACTCTGCTTTCTCCTACGAGGGCAGCAACTTTGTACCGCCCATCATATTTGCTGTCCGTGCTATATTCTGTTACCTTGTCGTTGTTCAGAACTACCGCTCCATCCTGAGACTTAACAAACATCACGTTTTGCCTCTCTTTCCTTAATTCGCCCCATCTGGCGATTGATTTTGAAATCAATTCGATCCTCTACCTCTGCTACGCAGTTGAAAATAATCCCCAACTGTGTGAGCATGATCTGTACATCTGCAATTTCATCTATCACTGCTTCTCTCATTTCCGCTGTTTTCTTATCACTGCGGCGGAATTTCAGAATAGCTTTGATGAGTTCGGAACACTCTTCAATCGCCATATCCTCCTGTGCATCGTTTCCATACGTTTCTACGATGGTGTTGAGGTTTCTCATCTGCTCCTGTGTCAATACTGTTTACCTCCTAATATCTGATATTTAGATTTCCATGTTCATTGATCCAATCAATAATTTCCTTGAATCCAAGCCCTCCCTCATTCCAAGGTTTCATAATGTACTCATACTGTTTTGGATGAGTGAGTTTCATCTTTTCAAATCTTCCCGGGGACTTTTCAAGATGGCATCCATAGCCGCAGAACATACAACCAGTGCGCTCACATCCGGTCGTTTTGAGAACCGGTCTGCCAAGGTCAAAGATTTCCATGTTGCTTACATCAGCTAATGTCATTTGACCGTGTGCCTCATCCTCTGTTACAACCTTTCCATATACAGAACAGATTTCAAATCTCTTCGGATTCTTTTTGATGTATTTTCTGGCTTTTCTTCGCTGAATTTTGTCTGCTCTGCGCCGGACTTCCATGTTGCAAACCGTTAAGTTTTGGTCGTATTCATCTTGCAGTTGCCGTATGTAAAGAAGTACATCCTGCTCCGTCCAAAAACTCATAGGGTTGCTGATCGGAGATTTCATATTAAATCCATTGCATCCATTTTTAAGCCACTGCTGCGTTCTCAATCTGCTCTCACTCGCCATTTGAGCCGTCATTGGTTTACGGCCTGTTGTATTTTGGTATGTGTGCATGGGAGATTTTTTCATCACTTTGCAACACATCGCAGAAATTTCAAACGGCGAATCTAAGAAGAATTTATATCTGGACTTGTTGTACATTTCAGATATTTCCTCTGTCTGAACGCCTTTTTCTTTGTGCTTTAATGTTCCAAGCAAAATTTGAAATCTAACCGGTGGCGTGCTAGGGATAATCCCCTTTTTCAGCATTTTGTAGTTTGGATTCTCTTTGTTTATTCTTCTGTCTACTCCGATTAGATCCGCCATCTGAGCGCAATACGGAACTCTCTCTCTCTCTCTCTCTCTCTCTCTCAGGGATTGTATTTTCTTCTTTCATAGCGTCAAGTGATTTCATGTATTTTCTTGCATAGTAGACAGTTTCAGAAACCTCCTTGCTGATAAATGGATACCCATATTTTCCTATCACTTCCCGAAACGTCAGCTTTGGACGTATCCAATCCACATTGTCGAAACCCTTTACGAACGCTCTTATTTCCGGGTATTCAAGCCCTGTGTCAACAAATACAGCTCTAATGTTCGGGTACAATTTTCTTGCAATATTGAGAAGAACCGTACTGTCTTTTCCTCCTGAGAAAGAGATATACACACCATCCTCGCCGTACTCATCTACCCATTCCCTAATTCTCCGCTGTGTCATTCTGACTTTTGCATTAAGCGACAAGGACTGCATCTGGTAGAGGTCGGATATAACGTGTTTGTTACCCACTTCTCTGTTTCTCCTTTCTGGTGTTACATATAAGTTGCTTCTTTGAATACGAATGTGTCCTCAGAGTCTACCTTTTCCGATAACTCTCTTAGGCGCAGATCGTTGGAGCTGTAAATCTTTTTCTTTTTCATATCAGCCACAAAAAACTCCTGCCCTGCCTGAATGTACTCTCCGACTTTGCTCTTCCGGCAAATCTCGTAGGAAGCATACTCAGTCTCTTTATCGTCTGTCTGTTTTTCCTTTGCGGTTTTTCCTAACATACCGATTTTTCTCCTTTCTTTCACATTTTTGTTTGTCTGACTAAACATTTTCTACAAAAAAATTTAATGCAATCCGTCAGACCATCTATACAGAATAACGGCGGTATCTTCGTTAGGATAAGAAACTCCCAAGAATTTGCCATTAACTGTTTCGCAAGCCTCTGTTACTCTATCCACGAATTTATTGAAGTCCTCTTTCACTGTCACATAATCGTGAAATCCCATTGTTCCCTCGTCTCTTTCGTGGCTTTCTCTCATTACTACCATCTGTTTTAATTTCTGCATATTGCCTCCTATTTCTTTACCTTGCAGTCTCTATATACATCCTCTTTTCCGATGAATAACTGCCCTAAGATTGCAACCAGAACATTTACCACGATACTGTTTCCGGCCTGCTTATAAAGCTGTGTGTTACTATTTACTTTCTCCGCCTTATGGAAATCTGCATCTGAGAAATCCATCAGCCGCCAGCACTCTTTTGGAGTGAGCTTTCTTATGCGGTACTCTGTGTAAACCTTTGAGTTCGCATCTCCATGCGTTCCGGCGGTCAGCGTTGGAGAATTGCCATTATCAGAATAAACAGATCCGCATTGACTTCCCTCGTTGGAAATCTGCCCTACCTTTGCCATTTCTGTACTCCTTTCCGTGAGATTGTCGCTATGCTGCATACCGTCCTGCCCCCCCGAACAATTCTTTCAATACGACAAATCCCCATGCTTTGGGATGTAAGTGTAGGGCATACATGGCCGCCGCCTTGCACTCTTCCGCGCCGTAATTTACTTGTTGGGTATGAGAAATCCGCAACTCCTCCAATCTCACATTCGATATAGCCTTTCTGTGTTGCCTGCCGGATGCCTACATACTCTCTATCCATCATCCACCGTCCTTATTTCCAAAACATAATTGTCTTTTTGGACGGAAGTAAGTGTGTTGCACAACCCCTCTGAGTTCGGTTCTAACCGCTGCTCCGTAGGTGCGCCTGTGGTTCTGTCCGATGGATTGTTTGGGTTTCGCCCTCTGCTTGCAACAATGATTCTTTCAACCACGTTTCCGCCTCCGTCTCTGTTATTATGCAAGGTACAGTACCCCCCCCCACTCGTAATCGCCGGAGCTATGCCGCCGGTATCATACACCCGCCCTTGGTTTGGATTCTCTCTCGTGGAAGTGGGGAGAATATTGCCTAACCTCTTAATCCCGGTCTGCAATATCTTCTTTCCTTTCCTTGATTTCTAATATCTTTGGTTCCAAATTGCCCCCCCACAAGTGTTTAAGGTCGGGGCAATTCCGTCTACGGAATAAATTCTTCCGCTCTGAGGATTATCCCAACTCTTTCCTACGGCGATATTCCCCAGTTGTATGCAGCGTACCTTATTTGCCATTTCATAGTTCCTCAATTACATATTTCAAATGTTTGTAGTCGCTCGCCAATAGGGTAGGACATATCATTTTGTACAATGCTTTATTGTATGGGTCGTAGATTCCACAAGCACTTTCGGAGGATCTTTGTAGTCTGTTGCCCTTATTGCTTGGCAAATACCCCCCCCCCGATAAAACTCGGACCCTGTCCTGGACTTCTTTTTCCGGGTTCAGTGAGCCGACTACGATTATTTTGTCTGCCATTTACTTTTTCCTCCACTAAAACTTTCGGTGGATCTTTATAATCCGTTGCCGACAATGCCACTGATATGCCATCCGGGGACATTATGCGTCCTCTTTCTCCACCTGTTCCCGTATGAGCCACAATCAACGGCCGGCTCATGGTTCATCTGAGCTATCTACTTCTGTAACACCGCATCCCAATGATGCCGGTCTACTGAGCCTTTGCCCCCCCCTAACGGTTTTTGAAATGCCGTCTAACTGACCGCTCTCTCGTAAGTCCTTGATGAGTTTCTGCGCCTTTTCGGAGTTGATATAATACTTTTCGTCTACCTCATCCTCCAAATAATCTTTCATTGTCTTATCCAGTGGAATCGGCTGCGGAAATTTGTAATTATAATCTCCCAGAATAGATACCATGAAGCATCGCTCTCTGTTCTGCGCCACGCCGTAATCCTTTGCATTGAGGATCTGCGTATAACACTTATATCCCTTGCTTTCAAGGAAGCTGCACCAGCTATGAAAATCATCTATGTTGTCCGCACTGATAACCTGTGGCACATTCTCCATGAGAAGTATCTGCGGAAGATTTTCTGTCTCATTCAGAAGTCTTTCAACTTCCCACAGCAACCCGGAACGTGTTCCTGATCCTTTTTTCATTCCTCGCATCTTTCCGGCGAGTGATAAATCCTGGCAAGGTCTTATGGAAACGAATACGTCATAAGGTAGGTGTATCTGTCAGTATTCGTTATTGCCAGATCACCCCCCCTCATTGAGCAAATGTTGACAAGGTTGTGCGTGGCTTTTATGTTGTTGTAACATTCTCTGCGCCATGCGTCACTGTATGAATGACTCCTTATCTGCTCTTCCGTGAGAGGTTTCTTTCCATCCACGGATATTCCCAACTGAGTAAGTGCCTGTATAACATCCTCAGAACTCATTTCTGCACTGTAATCAGTATCATCGTCCGCCATGTGAATAGCTTTGTATGATGCCGTGGCGTGCATTTCCCATTCAGACATAAGGTAATGTTCAAACGGTACGCCAAGATTACGAAGTGCCATCGCCTGAGAACCAACCCCGGCAAACAATTCTATCAATCGCACCGGGTTGTCAGTCTTAAATGTTGGGTACATTAAATCAAACATTGAAATCTGATCCACTCGTTTTCTCCTTTCTTTGATTTTTTATCATGCAAAATCTCGCATAATTAAGCTGCCGGAAGTAGTCATTATTCGCATTTTCCCACATTGCCGGTAAGGTACTCAGCCGTGTTTCATAACACTTATCGCACACCTTTTTCCCTTTCATTGTTGGATTTTTGCCACATATATAGCAAATGCCGTAGTCCGGTCTCTCTGAACGTGACAAATCGCATCGGTTTTTGTCTCTATAATTTTTCAGATACGCCCTGCATCTCTGGCACAAACCACCATTCTGTGATTGATGTTTTCCGCATCTGGGGCATAGCCCGTTTTCGATGCGTGTCTGTTTTAACTGCCTTTTCCTCAGCCGATCTTTCTCTTTCTGTTCATCGGTTTTCCCTTTTTCCGAATAACTATCTTGAAATTGACCCAAACACTCATAACATAGCTTTTTGTTAGGTTCTGCTGGATTTTTCCCACAATGAGTGCATATCCCAATCCTTTCATGGTATTTTCGGTTCTGCTTGCGTAATTCAGAATTTCTTGCCGCACAGTCAGGACACATGGATCTTTCCGGCGTTGGGTTTTCTTTACCACACTTCGGACACAATCCTCTTTCCCTCATCTCTTTGTATGATAATTTTCTCAATCCATTTCAGAGGTTCCCAGGATTTATGCGCGCTGCCCTTTCCTCCGTTACTTTTTAACACCGAACTTCTCATACATTTCATCCAGTCTCTTTCTGGTTTCGTTTGACATACCGGATGGTGGTTCGGTCTTTTCCTCCGGCACTTCAATTTTTTGCATTTCTATCTGTGGGTCTACTGCCTTTTCCATAAGTGCTGCGTGTTTCTTCCCCATATCGGCTATGAGCATCCTTACATTCTCCGGCAGACGTGCCTCTTCTTTCATCCGCTGCACCGAAGTCCGATAGTTCCTGATAAAGTGTGACTGTTCAATGGTTGCCACTTGGTCTGAATCCATCAACGCCCACTCTTTGAGGTTTGCCGCCGTTCCAACAGCTCTTTGGCACACCTCCGGCAGTTTTGCAAATTCCTCTTCTGAGTTGTAACCGGAGTTCCTTAACGCCCTCTGTACCAACGCCCATGCCTGCAGTTCGCTCATGCTTTCTTCCGCCGGAGCAATAATCTCCGTTGCTTTAGTGCGAATATCTGCGATGGTTGGAGGAAAACGTTCACTTGTCATGTACTTTTGTATTGCCAAGTTTGCCTGCTCATACGGAAGATCTTGTAATAATCCATACCACACATCGAAAGCGTCTTTATCTGGTATGAATGTCGGCTGTGCGTAGACCGCTTTCATAGCTTTTACCAAAATCTTAAATTCTTCTCTTTCCATTACCAGCCATCCACATCCTTTACTCTGTTTCCAATGCGATCTCCGCTATTTCTGTATGCAGAAGATGATTGCAATTTATCCCAAATAATGCCTTTCCATCCATTCGACATACATTCATCAATAAGATTGCATACGGCAGTATCTCCATAGACAGAGACCTTATTGGCAACCTGTTTTAACAACGACTTCATGCCCTGTTCCTTATATCCGTCTTTCCGTTCCGTCTTATACTTGAACCATTCGCGAAGTTTATCTGCCATTACATCAGATATGGTGTACTCAGGGAGAAGCCTTTCAAAAATTGATTGGGTAGTTTCCCTCTTTCCCCCTTTTTTATTTTCTTTCTCTAACTCTTTCTCTAACTCTTTCTCTATGTTACCTTTTTGAACATTAACGTTACTCTCTGTTACACGTTCGTTACATTCAGCGTTTTCGGGTGTCTCAGTGGGTTTTGTCTTGTTTTTTTCTCTCTCCCGATACTCCCTAACCCTCTGTGCGGATGCCGATTCAGACCCAATCATTTTCAGAGATTTTGGCAAAAATAGTGTGCCGTCACTTTCCGTAACCACAAGCTGTAATTTTGAAAATTGTTGTAACGCTTGTGTAACAATCTGTAACGCAAAACCGGATGCTTCCGCCAACATTTCTGCGTCATACGGAATATCTTCGGAAAATCGCAGTTTACCCTCATGGTCGATTGACTCTGTAATCATCCATATATAGAACATAACCAAAAGATCGCCATTATCCTTTGCTCTAAGTATCTTGATATAGTGTTTTTCAAAGAAGTTCCGGGGCATTTTGAGCCAAAAATACTTTTTCTCAGCCATCGAACGGTCCTTTCTCTATCTCTTCAAGGAATATCTCAATCCTTGGGTTTTTCTTATCCACATAGAAGTCATGCGTAAAGTTTTCGATTTCTTTCCATCCATCGTTTTTAATCACTCCGCATTTCTGTAAAGCATCCTGAAAAACTTTGTCTGCAAAGGAAAAAATATTGCCCTTGTCACGCTGTTTATCCGGCTCATAGAAGTTGTAATGAATGATGATAGGGTTTGTAATCGTAAGTCTCGGCAACTGTGTCCTGATAGCGTTACACACGATCATCTGGTAATCTCTTTTCATTTTTGCACCCATCTGAGGATGCCTTGCACACTCATGTAGGTAATCGTTAAGATCCGGTAAGGTTCTGGTTCTGCCGTAATAATTTCCTTTGATAACAACCTTGTGCATCCCTAAGCCCTCCTTTCTTTCATTATGGGTGGAGCCGCCGGAATGACGGCTCCTGGGTAATTTAACAAAAGATCCTTGTCAGGGGTTTATACCATTTAACTAATCGAATTTCTTAAAAGGAGGTAAACCGTTTGTGTGTTCTGCGGTTTTCGTGACATATTTTCCTCAGAGACCAATCTTAGGAGATAATTGCAGAAACATATTTACGGGTTACGATTATTTAGGAAATCACGAAAATGTTTGATACATCCGCAAGTTCTTTTTCGAGATACGCTTTGATGTTGGCTTTCGCCTCATTCTTCCATGCACCTCCGTCTGCCTCAAATAAGGCACAGGTAACGCCATAGCGATCATTGTCCTTTACTCTGAAAATAAAGTTACTCATAGGCTGTGCAACTTCTGTAAAGGTTCTGTACGGCATCAGGCGGCAAGGACTCGGAACTTCAACTTCCTGCAGAGAGGCAACGCCTTTCTTGATTGCCGCTTTCTGTCCTACTCCGGTGTCTCCGTATTCTGCAACAGTGCCGGCCTTAACATTTCCGGCAAACTGTAAGATGATAGGCTTATCATTTGCCTCAGCATCCTCGTTTAAGAACTTGGACTGCACACCGATAACAAACTCTTCGTTTCCGATGAACTGACCGAATGAAAACTCCGGGATCTCTGCTTTGACAACTGCCAGTGTTTCTCTCTGGCGGTCTGCATCCAAACTGGAGAACAGACGAACCTCAGTAGGAGATACCACCTGGGCGATGTAATGACCGGTCTTGAAATCTGCTTTACTCTTTTTGATGAAATCCACAAGGCTGCTCAGATTACTCATTGTGATACCGGTTGCTCTGAGTTCCTTGCCGATCTGCGTCATATCTTTGTCTACATAGGTTCTTCCCTCGATTTCCTCAATATGGGGAGCATCGAGAGAAAGAATCTTCTCAATAGCTGCTTTTAACATATCTTCCTCCTGTTACTGTACGATCTGCCAATCCTCAGCCAACATATCAGCCTGAGATGCGAGCCATCCCATCTGTACGCCGGATGTTCCGACAAATGCGATTGCTTTGTTTCCGATAGCATCATGTTCGCAGTTCACAATATCGCCACCGGCGTTTTTATAGCTGATATTAGTTGCAAGTTCAATGTACTGGTTCTTTCCGTTCCATCCCTGCCTTGCAACTTTCTTACCAGACTTCATCGCTTCTATTGCTTTTCCAAAATTCATTATGTCCTCCTTTAATCATTAACCGCTTTCAGGCTAATAACCTTGTGTTCAGTTTTCTGCTCTGGCTGTTTTTCAATAACCTCTCCGGTTTCAGGATCGCAACCAAGTTCCTCTGCTGTTACCGGATTTTCTTCCTCAACTTCCTCCGGGTTCATGCTCATACCGCAATCGTCCAAGGTAAGCTGTCCTTTGATCGCACCTTTGGAATGTTCAGTAAGGGTTGTAACACCACTTCTGAAATCCTTATTGATGAACAACTGAGTTTTCAGTCCCATCTCAGGAGCCAGCTTAACGGAAGTCTGAACCTCGACAGCAACATCTTCTCTATCATCCTCTGACGGAGTGAGAACAATCTTAATGTCAAGAGTTCTTTTCTTCTTGGCATCCGTATTCAAATCGAGAATGTTGTCAGAAATCTTTGCCAACGCTCTGTCGATTCTTTCCTGAACGCCTCCGGCACACATAGATGCCAATGTAAGTTTCTCTGCCACTTTTATCACTTCCTTTCCTAAATGTAGAATTTTCTGTATCTATCAAAGAACTTTTTCCGTGCTTCATCCACGGTAAGTCCTTGTGATACCTCATTGAGTTCGTAGGAGAGCTGCGCTATTATCTGCAACAGTTTTTGTACTTCTGTGCTCTGGTGTGCGCTTATCTTCCCCGTTCTGTGATGTTCTGGTGTGAGTGGAACCCATAAGCCATCTTCATCTGCTTTTTTTCGGTTGGGGCCTCCGAGGCAATGATGCCTCTCAACCCCATACTGACCGTTGATAATATCAAGATCCGCATATTTCATATCCACAATAATTGAATCTCTCATTAAATCTCTCCCATAAGCATATCCATTGATATAGGTCCATCCAAAACCTCAGTGTCGGCACAGTAATCGCATACCTCGCATCTCAGAGGTTCAATTTCTCCATCTTTCAGGCGTTGAACCTTGATGATGTTGCTTTGGAACTCTGCCAGTTTCTCATCCATAACCATAGGTGGAATTTCAATAACCTTAATTCTCGGATGAGGTATATTTCCTGGAGAAGTCTTATCTTTGCTAATTGCACAAATATAAAACGGTAACAATTTACCCGTGTTCTGCCTATATATTTCTCTATAAACAGCCCCTTGGAGGTCATATCCCCACCATTCGCAGAAATTAAGTCTCTGCCCCAGATCCTTTGCATAAAAAGTTTCTGTAACAGATTTTACGGTTTTTAAGTCAGTGATCCTTTTTCCATCACAACTATCAATTTTGATTTTTACCGGTATGCCATTGATTTCCCCGGTCATAATTACCTGTTTATCTCCGGCCATATACTGCATAAAAACTTTGTCTTTTTCTGCCCTGTCAATCATTGCAGAGGCCTGCTTGTACTCGGCTTTTAATTCTCCGGCGGTTTTACCTCTGGATGAAAAGATTTCTGGGTGCTGAGCGGAAAATGTAGGAAGTGTCCCCTCAAAGTAGGCATCCACATAAGAACCTACCAATAACGGAGTGGTGGAGACTTCCTCTACTTCTCCCCGGAGTTTTGCCATCGCATAAGCCTCGCAACCTAACTTTCCGGTTGTTCCATTGAAGTCCTTATACTGAGATACGGACACATACTGCATATTGGCTTCCTGTGAGTAATAATTCTCCGGGGTAAGTGCGATGAGGTTACTCATCTACTTCCTTAAATGTTCCGTCAATCACACCATCAGAATCCTCATCTCCGTTATGAGAACTCTGATCCTGAGACTGATAAATGTCCTGTGCCTGATACTTCTCTTTTGGTTTTTCCTTTACATCAAAGGCAGATCCATCTTCAAATGCCTGGCACTGTTCGGCAGTGTCAAAATTAAGGTCAATCAGCTTACACAAACGGCGGAGGACTGTTTTCTTACACATCTCTCCGTAACTTTCTTTCCACGCCTTACTGTTTGCTGCCTTTGAGAATGTCTGTCTGGTATGTTCAATGTCCTCTTTGCTCATGGTGTCGTACATCATGGAACCGTCTTTGTAGAGAACTACCGCAAATGCACCGATAATTTCTCCATTGTTGAACGCTTTCGGTCTGAAATTAACCGACTGTTTTCCATTGTCGATTACTTCCTCAAACGAATCTCCCTCACGAACAACCTTTGCGTAAATATCACGGATTGGGTTGCTCGAATATCTTTTACAGAGTTTGATTTCTCCCTTGTAGTCCGTCTGGAACTGGCACTGTGTTCCGTAGGGAATTGCGTAACACTCTCCGTTAAAGAAATCGAGACCAAGGAAAGCTCCTTTTAAGAGTGTTCGCACAACGGTCGGTGCTTCGCATTTTGAGAAATCAGCCTGTCCGTCCTGCAGAACCGTCATGCAGTTTTGTAAAAATCTCTGCTTGTTGAATTTCTCCGGCAGAGCCGCAACCTGTTTTTCAAGGCTTTCGTCCAGTCCTTTATGAACTGCCACTAAATAATTTGTGTCTTTTGTTGCCATAAATAACCTCCTTGTATTTTTATGAATCTGCCTACCAAGAAAAGGCTATGGCAGGCAGATTATTTGTTTTATTCGCTATCGTCTGTACCCCCCCCGAAAAGGTTCTTCAAAAAATCCGCAAAACCATCTTCGGAGTTGGGCTTAACTTTGACGGTATCGAAACCAAATTTCTTTTTCATCAAATCAGTGAGCTTTATCGTCTGCTCAGACATAATATCTTTGATGAGGTTGTTGGTTTCCTCCGCCCACTCCATTCCACCGTCAATATCTTCGAGAAATGCCTTATTTCCAGAAGAACTGCAACTG